CGGGACCGACGAGACGGACGACCAGCGCTCTCACCTGATCGACAAGGTGCAGGCGGATCTCCAGAAGATCCTCGCGCAGGAGTCGCAGAAGACCGACAAGCTACGGTCCGCGCTCGGTGGCTAAGGAAGACCTCAGGGACCCGTACGACCCGACGCTGGAGTACGCGGACGCGCTCTCGATGGTCGTCTCGGCACAGGAGTCGGCGGAGATGTTCGCCCAGAACTACGTCGACAAGGTCGAGCGGCGATACCGCGCCTACCGCGGTATGGCGGAGTTGAAGGTCGACGAGGGCGACGAGTGGCGCTCCAACCTGACGACGCCGTACATCCTTCAGACCGTTGAAGGAATGATCGCAACCATGCTCGATCCGAACCCGATGTGGAACGTGACGCCGCGGCCACAGCCGTTCGAGCCGCTTGAGGTGATCATGGCCCGGCTCGGCGGCGGCGAGATCGCGAGCCAGGGGCTGCAGTGGGCGATGGACAACGACGACTTCCCGATGAAGCAGAGGCCCTTCATGCAGCAGGATCTCGTCGCCGGGAAGACGGTCGCGAAGATCGGCTGGCGCACGAAGAAGACGCGCCGGATGGTGCTGACCCCGGTAGAGGCGCAGATCCTCGACAGCTTCGGCAACGTCGTCCACACCTTCCCCTCGACCCAGGAGGACGAGCAGGACGTCACCATCTTCGACGGCCCGACGATGACCGTGCGCGACGTGCGCGACTTCTTCCGGCCCGAGTCGGCCACGAACGTCGATGACGCCGCCTGGATCATCGACCGCTCCTGGCAGACCTTCGACGCGCTCAAGAAGATGGAAGAGGCGGGGCTGTACAAGCGCGTCGATCAGCTGCGGGAGACGCAGAACATCGCCGCTCAGACGGGCTACGGCGAGCGCGAGCAGATCCTCCGCAACCAGGACCGCACCAAGGGCCTCGTCGAGGTGCTGGAGTACTGGACCGACGAGCGCGTGATCACGGTCGGCAACCGCCGCGTCGTCCTGCAGGACATCCCGAACCCCTACCGTCACGGCAGGAAGCCCTTCGTCGTCACCTCGGCGATGCCGGACGCCTTCCAGATGGACGGGATCTCGGTCGTCGAGGCTCTCGGCCAGCTGCAGTCGATGCTGTGGACGATCCAGAACCAGGGCCTCGACGCGCTCCGCCTGAACGGAAACCCGGTCACCCTGATCCGCTCCGACGTCGATGACCCCGACGCCTTCGAGTTCCACCCCGGCGCTCAGTGGATCGTCGAGGATCCGGGCCAGGTGACGAACCTGCCGCTCGATCCGAACGTCGGCAACATCACGATCCAGCGTGAGCAGCTGATCAAGGGCGACCTGCAGAACATCATGGGTGGGCTGCCGATGGCCGGGGGAGTCTCATCCGGCACCATCGACCAGACGACGGCGACGGGGATGTCGATCATCACCTCCATCGCGCAGAAGATCATCAGCGCCAGGAAGCAACACTACACCTGGGCCTACGAGCAGATCGGGGAGCAGTTCCTCCAGGTGATGGGGCAGATGATGCGCGGCGACCGGGCGATCTCGGTGATGGGCAAGGAAGGAAACCGACGCCTGCTGCTGCTCTCCCCGCTCGACATCCAGGGCGACTTCGACGTCAAGATCCACGTCATGGACGACTCGATGCTCCGCCAGGAGAAGCGCCAGGAGGAGCAGGCAAAGCTTCAGACGGCGGCGAACGTCTCCCAGATCCTCCCCCTCAACTTGAAGGCGTTCATGGAGGACTTCCTCAAGAGCTACGGGGTGCAGGACACGGAGAAGTACTTCGCCCACGCACCTGGGACGGCAGGGGCCGCTGCCTCCCCGACACCTCCTGGGTCCCCACCCGGTGGTGTGGCGACAGCCCCTTCCCCAGCTGCGCCCGGTGGCCCTCCCGTCCCAGGCAACCCCGCCGGGATGACAGCCCCTCCCGGCGGCGGACTCTCGATGACGCCCGAGTCCTTCGCCCAGTCGCAACTCGCTCAGGTGGGCCGGACGCAGTAGCCTTGCGGGATGCCGATGTCCCGCGAGGACCGTGAGGTCCTGACTCGTCGCCAGGCCGCGTTGTCGGGTCTGACCAAGAACCCGAACTGGCCCGAGTACATCGAGGAGCATCGGCGCGAGATCGCCCGGATCGAGAGGAAGATGCTGCAGGCGGCGAAGGGTCCTGACCCCGTCGACCAGCGAGCTATCGACTTCTGGCGCGGCTGCCTGTTCATCCTGAAGTGGCAGATCGCGATGCCCGTCGCCGCTGAACGCAACCTAGTTCGATACCTCCGCTCGCAGGGAGTGGAGATCGAAGACGAAGAGGAGGAGTTGAGCAATGCCTGAGGCCGCAGATGCAGAGCGAGAGGTAGAGGACTTCTTCAACGAGGAGATCTTCGGAGCCAAGCCGCCCGTCGAGAATGAGGCTCCGTTCCCGACCGCGCCCCCCGAGACGAAGCCCGTCGAGGAGGTCGTGATCGACACGCCCGTCGAGGAGGCGGTCGAGACACCTCCCGACGATACCCCTCCCGACGAGACGACGCCGCCGGGCGAGGAGATCCCGGTCGACCCGGACGCTCTTCCCGAAACGCCACCTCAGGATGAGGTGACAGAACCGGAAGAGCCTGCCGAGGACGAGTACCGCACCTGGGCCAAGAAGCAGTACGGCGACGACCTCGACTTCGAGAACGAGCAGATCGCGAAGCTCGCTCGGGCGAACTACGAGAAGGAGAAGCTGCTCGGCAAGAAGGCCGAGGAGGCCAAGGTGGCGCAGCAGGAGCGCGAGGCCATCGAGGTCCAGCAGCGGATCGATGCGCTCAACACGCCCGGCGTCCTGACCCAGGAGGAGGACAACTGGGTCAACGAGGCCCTGATCTCGAACGACCCCGGCGAGTACGCCTACAACGCGCTGCAGGCGGAGCGGCCCGATCTCTACGCCTCGATCATGGACCGCTGGTCAGCGCTCGGCGAGCAGGAGGCACGGCAGGCGAGGGCGCTCCACTCCAAGGTGCTGCAGGTCGTCACCGCCCCCCAGCCCTCCGAGCAGGAGACGTACACCGCCGCGCTCGGGCAGACGTTCGTCTCGCTCGGCCTCGACATCGAGCAGCACGGGCCACTCGTCCTCTCGAAGGCCGAGGAGCTAGGGAACGGCCATCCGGCAGTGATCGGGATGATGTCCCACGACCCCGACGTCCGCAAGATCGCGACCCGCGCCATCTTCGACCTCGTCACCCAGGGCAAGACCACTGTCCAGAAGGCGAAGACCGACGACGTCGTCGCAGCGCGGGTGCAGGAGGAGCAGCTGCGCCAGAACGCCGCCGGGATCACCCAGGGCGGACCCCGTGTCGAGTCGCCGAAGAAGTCCCCCTTCTGGGAGCAGTTCGACGCCGAGATCGAAGAGCGAGGCTGGGACGGGAACCGCCCCACCTACGGCAGGGACGACCAGACCCAGTAGCGACATCCGGGGGGCTGGTCTATCATCTCGGCCAGCCCCCATGACCACCGCCGAGGCGGCACGGTCGGGCAGACATAGGACGCCGAAGGAACCGCCGAGCGCGGTACTCCCGATGGAGTCGAGGAAGCAACCACACTCGAACCAGGGAGAGACATGGCGGACATCGCCGTAGGCAACTTCATCCAGACCGAGGAGTTCCTCGCGGATGAGAAGGTCGTGGACATGGATCCGAAGATGCGTCTTCTGGATCCGGACCAGACCCAGTTCACGACCATGACGCAGAGAAGCGTCAACCGCGTGGCGACACGCGAGAAGGTCAACTGGCTCGAAGAGCAGTACGTCAACACGGTCGTGACCGTGACGGCGAACTACTCCGCGGGTGCCGTGACCGTGGTCGTCTCGGGAGCGGACGGAGTCTCCGTCGCCGCCCAGGACGTCCTGCGGAACATGCGGACAGGCGAGGCCCTCCTCGTCACCGCGAACGCTGCAGGCTCGCTCACCGTCGTACCGTCGTGGGGCAACATGCCTGCGGCCTCGGTGGCCGGGCTGATCGGCGACAAGCTCCTGATCGTCGGGGACGCGCAGAAGCAGGGCGCGGACATCCCGGCGATGAAGTACAGCCAGCGGGTGCTGGGCTTCAACTACACCCAGATCCACCGCACCAGCTGGACCTTCTCGGGCACGGCGACGGCCATCGAGCTTTACGGCGGTCGTGAGCCTGCGAAGGAGGCGGCTCGCAAGCTCGTCGAGCATAAGCGGAAGCTGGAGGCCAACGGCTTCTTCGGCGCTCGCGACTTCGTCAACGTCGCGGGTGGCGGCAACGACGATGTGACCGGGTCGGCGGGTGGACTCTACGAGTTCATCCAGACCAACAAGCAGAACGTGGCAGGCGAACTGACGTCGGACTTCCTCGACCAGTTCCTCGCCACCGTCCTCGCGAAGGGGTCGCCCGACAAGGTGATCTACGCAGGCACCATCGCTGCGTACTACATCTCGCGCTTCAACCGCTCGGGCCAGGGCGCGTTCTGGAAGCCGTCGAACGAGAAGGTCCACGGCGTCCAGGTCGACGGCTTCCTCTCGGGAGTCTTCGGCACCCTGATCCCGGTCGTGGTCAAGAAGGAGTGGTCGAACTACCCGTCCGGCGTGAACGGGTTCAACGGCAACCTCTTCGTCGTCGACATCTCGAACGTCGAGCGTCGGCCTCTGCGTGATCGCGACACGAAGCTCCTGACCAACCGCCAGGGTCCCGGTATGGACCGCGTCTCGGCTGAGTACCTGACCGAGTCCAGCTGGACGGTGGCCCAGGAGCGGACGCACGGCCTGCTCACGGGCATCGCGTAGGCGAGTAGCATCGGGGAGTCACGGATCCGCGGCCTCGGGCCGTGGCTCCCCGATAGGCCCGAGGCCAGGAGGAAAGCATGCGAGCGATCAGTCAGTACGGCGAGTACGGGATCCAGATCCGACCCCAGGCGCAGAAGGGCATGGGAGACGGATCGATCCAGGTCACGACGGAGCCGATCTACGCCAAGTTCAAGCCAGCGTCGGACGCCGCCATCTACGAGGTCGAGATCGAGCGAGCGATGAAGACGTTCTCCTTCCGGGGGCGCTACCAGCACATCGACGAGGCGACCCCGGCTGATGTCCTCTACCGCCTCTCGGTCTTCGACACCGAATGGGTCGAGGACCTGGAGACGAGGGGCATCGTCGAGGCGAAGCTGCTCGAACTGGAGGGTCTGAACGACGACTTCTTCATCGCCACCGAGAAGCCGCTCGATGCGCCCTACCCGTCCTGGGACACCTCCGACGAGCCTGCCTTCGAGATGGTGGCTGGCCTCGTCAAGATGGGATTCGATCTCAACAGCGCCCTCTCCTACGAGCGCGTCTTCGGCCCTGGCCGCGAGGCTGTGATCGAGGCCCTGGAGGAGACGCTCAAGGATCAGCAGGTCGAAGAGGTCGTCGCGTGAGCTACCTCGAAGGCCTGATCGTCGACATCGACGAGGGCGAGCGCTCGCGGGTGCGGCAGCTGTCGGGCGGCAGGGTCGCCTACGAGCCGAAGATCACCTTCACCCGCGAGGGCTTCGAGTGGCTGCGCCAGGGCCACCTCTGCATCCAGTGCTTCGCCGACCTGAGGCCGCAGGGAGCCTTCCCCGACAACTGCGGGACCTGCGGCTTCCCCGTCAAGGAGCTTCAGCTGATCCAGCTGGGCCACGACGACGTCGGCGAGGAGCAGATCGGCTCGCGGCTCAGTCTGTCCGACGAGTTGACCAGGATGGGGGAACTATGGGTACCGCCCGAAAGCTGAAGCCCGGTGAGAGCTACGACGGCCCGAGGTCGATCCAGACCATCGACGGCGTCACCGCTCACTTCGCGGACACCGCGTCCGGTCCTGTCCGGTTGGTCGACGGCGGCGACGACGGCTTCCGGGTGGCGACCGACGACGACCCGGTTCAGCACCCACTCAACATCGTTGAGCTAGAGGTGGAAGAGATCCACGGCCAAGCATCATCGGAGGCATGACATGGACGCAGTGTTTCAGCCAGTGACGTTCGCTCCAGTCCGCTTCCAGCTTGGTGCGGGTGCGGAGCTTCTGCGCGACCCGCTCAAGGACGCCGATCTCCCCAAGGAGATGCTGGCCCGGCTGCGGAAGTTCTACGACCGGATCCTGATGGCCTCGGGGAAGTCGAACTACTTCTCCGAGAAGCTCCGCAACGAGGTGCTCGGGGCCGTCGCCTTCGCGGCTCCCGGCAACATCTACTTCGGCCTCTGGACGACGGCGGCAGGGACGAACATGTCCGCCTACGTCGGCAACACCGCAGGCGAGGTCAGTGGTGGCTCCTACGACCGCGTGGCGAAGGTCAACAACACGACCAACTTCGCCACCATCGTCGGCATGGCCGCGAAGGTCAACTCGAACGCGATCACCTGGGTGACGGCCACCGCCAACTGGAACGCCGCAGCCGTGATCCCGCAGCTTGCGGTCTTCGACGGCAACGCGAAGACGGCGGCGGACAACCTGCTGCTGTGGGGCGACTTCACGACAGCGAAGGCCGTCCAGCTGGGCGACACGGCGCAGATCAACACCGGGGCGTTCTCCTACACGGACACCTAGCCCGTGTCCTCAGTCGTCGGACAGGCGTCCGCGGCGGCAACATCCGTTGCGATCCCGGCCCACGCGGTCGGCGATCTGATCATCGTCTCTGCGCGGGGAACCGCCGCTGCGCCGTCGGTCCCGGCGGCAGGCGGCACCGTCCCCGCCTGGACGACGCTGCAGTCCGGCCTCGCTAACTCCATCGGCCTGACGACGGTGGCCTTCGTCGCGACGGCCACGAACCACACGACGGGCGCGTTCACGAACGCGACCCATATCTGCGTCCTCGTCCTTCGCCCGACGGCAGGCCAGAAGCTGCAGACCGCGGCTGCTCGCTCCTCGACGGGGAACGCGAACAACACGCAGACCATCGTCTACCCGGCGCTGACCCTGATCGACACCGACGGCTCCTCGATGGGGGTCAGGATCGGTACCCGCGTCACGGCGGACTCCGAGGTCGGGACGAACGTCCCTGCTGGCTGGACGAACCAGTCGATCCAGCCTGCCGGGGCCTCGGCCCTGATGGCCGTCCACACCCGGCTCGGGCTGACCTCGAATCCGACCGCCGACTCCATCGCGACGACGGGGACGAACGCGGCCTACCGCGCTCACACCATCGAGATCGAGGAAGTCCCGGTGATCACTCCGCTCGACGCCTCGGTGGTCGGCAAGGGGCTGCTCGACGCTCAGATCACCCCGTTCCGCAACACCGCCGTGACCATCGCGAGGGCGGCTGCTGTCTCGGTCGGGATGACGGTGGTGCCGCCGCCGATCACCTTCGCCATCGACCTCCAGACGAACCAGCCCTACGCGGGAGAGTGGGAGGCCGGGGAGTTCCTGGCAGGCATGGAGAACGTCCTCGCCGTCGACCTCCAGATCGTCCTGATCGACTTCCTCGACGGGCTGATCGCAGGCCAGGCGCAGGTCGCAGCCTCGCTCACGGTCACGAAGGACCTCGCCGTCACGGTGGTGGGCCAGGCTGCGGTCGCAGCCCAGACGGCTCGCGCTCTCGGCCTCGCGGCCAGCATCGACCGGGCTGCCGCTGTCGTCGCGCAGGCGAACGAGGTTCGCGGCCTGGCTGCTGTGATCTCAAGGGCGGCGGCTGTCAGCGCCGACCTCGTCCGCGTTCCGGTCACCGTGACATTCGGCTGTGTTGTGTCGGGGGCTGCTGTAGTCGCCCCGTCGCTGACGGTCACGAACGCGAGCTACGTCGGCTTCGACACCTTCGTCGCCGGGGCAGGGCAGGTCGGCGTTCAGGCCACCGAACAGGAGTCGCTCGTTGCGCCCATCGTCGGCAAGGCCACGGTCGCCCCGGATCTCACCGTCGCCACGGCGAGCTTCATCACCTTCTCCGCCGGGATCTCCGGGGCTGCAGCCATCTCCGCAGATAGATCCACGACGGTCACGTTCGCGGCCCCCATCGTGAGGGCGGCGACGGTGATCTCCGTCACCCCGACCGTGATCAGGCTCGTCCTCTTCGAGGCCCGGATCCAGACGATCATCCCGCTCTGCGGCGAGAACCTCTGCAACGTCCTCGCCATCGGAGGGCCGTTCATCTGCGGCGGCTTCTCGGGGCCACACTCGGTGATCACCATCGGCACGACGCGGACGCTCTCCTGGGAGGTGCCCGTCCACGGGCAGGCGGAGATCGAGGCGCTGCTGCGCCCGAGCCTCCCGTTCGCAGCGGCGATCCAGGGACAGGCGCAGGCCCAGGCCCAGTCCGTCCTCACGCTCGCGCTCGCGGCGGCGGTGCAGGGACAGGCGGATGTCTTCGCCCGGCTGAACCAGCTGCTGAACCTGCCGATCCTGATCCAGGGCCAGGCCCAGGTCAGAGCCAAGCTCACCTACGACTGGCTCGGGCCGACATCCCCCGGCGACATCCTGCTGCCGCCGACCCAGGAAGTACCGTGGGTCCTCGTCCCCACCGCCGACGGCTCCGTCACCCTCGTCCCCTCAGAGGAGGAGGATGTGGTGCTGGCGGCAACGGAGGAAGAGGACTCGCTGCTCGTCCCGACCACAGAGAGGTCGATGTGATCCGTACCTGCGTCCATACTCCAGGCTGATGACCTACACGCCCACCATCTGGCAGGACGGGGTCACCCCCGTCAACGCCGCCAATCTCAACAAGCTGGAGCAGGGACTCGCGGCGGCGGTCGGGATCCCCGCCGACGTGGTCGTCACCCCGGCCACCGCCCACCTGATCCGCAACCGCTTCGGGGCGGCTGACACCCAGCCTGCTTTCCGGCTCGACGCCGACGGAAGGATGCAGTGGGGAGCGGGAGGGGCTGCCGCGCCGGACGTGAATCTCTGGCGATCAGCCGGGAGTGGTGGTGGGCTGAACCTCGACAGTTGGTTCTGGACGCAGGGATTCCTCGGAACGGAAGGCCCGATCTACAAGCAGGCCGTCGCCCCGACCGACATCGCGCTGGAGTACTACCTGGAGCCGTGGCCGGGAGCAGACCACTTCAAGATGCTCGTCAACGGGACGATGTGGTGGGGGCAGGGGAACCTCCCCCTCGACACCTGGCTCGCCCGAGGAACGCCCCATCAGTTGACGACCGAGAATCTGATGTTGAGCGACGGGACGCTCGACATCAACACCAAGGTGGCGGCGACGAACCTGATCCTCGGAACGTGGCTCGACACCGAGGCGGCGTACCGCTTCACGGTTGACGGCAACGGGCGGATGGAGTGGGGGCCGGGAGGCGCAGGCGCAACCGATGTCGTCATGTACCGCTCCGGGGCGGGGACGCTCTATGTTGGTGGGTCGCTGGGAGTCTCCGGGGCGATCTACCCCGCAGGGACTCTCTCCCTCGGCGCTGCCTCCTACATCTACGACGGGGCGAAGCCACTGGGCTACGCCACCATCATCTCCCGTGCGGCAGGAGACGCGGACAACCGCTTCACGCTCAGTAACGACGGCCACATGTACTTCGGCGGCGGGGCTGCGGGGGCGGACACGCAGGTGTACCGCTCGGCGGCGAACGAGTTGAAGGTCGAAGGAAGGCTGAAGGCGACCATGTCGGTCTGGGCCAACACGGGTGCAGCCACCCAGGTCGTGATCGGGGAGGTCGGGGCGAACGCGGGGATCTACTTCGGATCCGCCGCCGACACCAGCTTCTACCGCTCCGCCGCAGGAATCCTGTCCACGGGTTCAAAGATCACGGCAAACCACTTCCAGTCCATCGGGAGCGACACAGGCCAGGTCGCCTTCCAGACCTCCAGTCTCCCCGCCGACGGCAGCGGCTGGCTGCTGATCAGCCAGCAGGTCGGGGACGCCCACTGGCGGTTCCTGATGAACTCAGGCGGCTACATGACCTTCGGCGGTGGGGCTGCCCCTGGCGACACCACCCTCTACCGCGCCGGGGCCAGCGCCCTGAAGACGGACGGCGCGTTCCAGTCGGGCGGCGAGTTGAGCAGCGGGGCTGGGAGCGAGATCGTCGTTGCCAAGGGAAGCGCGGGGCAGATCAAGCTCGGTCCCAACGCTGGGTCACCCGCGATCTGGTTCGGCAGCGCCAGCGCCGAGTACATCTATCGCCCCACACCAGCGAACCTTGAAACGAACGCCTTCTTCAAGGCTGCGGGGATCAAGTTCCCCGACGCCACCGTCCAGACGACGGCGGCTGTCGGGACGATGGTGCTGATTCAGGAGATCACCCTCGGGGCCGACGGGGTGATCGACTTCACGGGCATCCCGGCCACCTTCAAGCACCTGCGGATCGAGGGCATGGTTCGTGGGTCGGACACCTCCCAGAAGGGCGACTTCCTGCGGCTGCGCTTCAACAACGACACTGGCGGCGGCAGCTACCAGTACGCAGGCGATCTCGGCAGCGGACTCGACAACAGGATCGAGGTTGCCCGGATCACGGGCGCTCACACCAACATGAACGGGGCTGGCAACAGCAGGTTCGTGGTCGAGATCCCCTACTATGCGGCTGCCTCGGGTTCCCCCGGCGCGATAGGAACCTACACCGCCAGGATCAACGACTCTGGCTCGGGGGATGTCTCCTGGGGGATGGGAACCGGAGTCTGGCTCGGAGGGAGCAACGTCGCCGTGAACCGGATCACACTGCTGGCCTCGTTCGGATCGGGCAACCTCAAAGCCGGGTCGAAGGTGGCCCTCTACGGAATCAACTAGGAGAACAATGAACCAGCACGAAGTCATGCTCGCAGCCATCGGTGATCTGGAGGTCACCCGCCGTGCCCTGATCATGGAGATCCAGGCGCGGGACGCGAGGATCGTAGAGCTTGAGGCAAAGCTCGCCGTCTACGAGCCGCCCGAGAACGGGAAGCTCGCCGAGGGCCTGAACGAGGAGATGGTTGAGCATCTCCAGGGGGTCATCGAGTGACCCGCAAGCAGATCATGGAGCGGATCCAGTACACGCTGGGGCTGCAGGACGACACCACGTTCTCGGAGACGACGTTCGTCACCGACCTGATCTACGAGGGCATCTGCGACATCGTCGCTCGCACCCGACCGGGGGCGCGGATCATCAACATGACGACGACCGCGGACACCCAGACGCACGACATGTCCACCTTCTCGCTGATCGCCCTGCTCGACCTCGCCGACGAGCATGGCTTCCTCGACCGCTACACGCGGGAGGACATCGAGCGGATCCAGGGCCAGGGCGGACGGGGCTACTGCTGGGAGGAGCCGCTGCTCTGGATCTCCCCCATCGGGGAGCAGACGCTGCGGGTGGTCGGAGTCTTCCGGCCCCAGCCGATGCCGCTCGAAACCGACTCCCCCTCGCACAAGGACTACGGTGGCCTCGCTGCCGAGTTCCACCCGACGATCATCACCTACTGCCTCTGGAAGGCAGGGGAGTACATGCAGCATGAGGCGTCAGGGAACGGGGAGAAGTGGCGCGTCCAGTACGAGGGCCAGGACGGCAACGGCGGTGAGGTCGCGAAGATCAAGCGGATCCTCGCCAAGCGCGTGACGCCCGGTGGTCCGCGCAGGCGCAACCCGATGCGAACGGTCGGGCGGGTGCCGAACGCCTCGTACTACATGGGGGGCTAGATGGCCCAGCCCGTCGAGATCTTCAAGAACATCAAGGGGATGACGCGGGACTTCGCGGTCGACTCCCTCCCCTCGGGCTACCTCTGGGACCTGATCGACGCGATCCCGAACCGCAAGGGGGCACGGATCGAGCAGCGCGGAGCCTGGGAGTACTTCACCTCGGTCTTCGGCGGCACGATCCAGGGCGGCTACCACGCTTCCTTCACCAAGGGCGAGAAGCTGCTGGTCGTTGCCAACTCCCGCATCTGGGACGTGAACCTGACGACCGGAGCGGCGACCGATGTCGGCGCAGGCCCGGCGACGATGGTCCAGAACGGGGTCAAGCTGAACGACCGCGTCTACTTCTTCGACGGCGCTGGCCTGACGGTGCCCAAGGTCGTGACCTACGACGGGGCCACGGTCACCGTCGCTGACTCCCACGCCTCGACTCCGAAGGCGAAGGTGGGGATCGCCTACAAGGCGAGGCTCGTTCTCGCTGGTGATCCGGCCAGCCCGTCGAAGGTCTTCTTCTCCCAGCTGGAGGAGGACGGTGGCCCTCTCGCAGCCTGGGACACGACCTCATGGATCGGGACGACGAACGAGGTCGGGGGGATGGCCGCGATGGCCGGACAGATCCTCGTCTACCACCCCGCCGCCATCGAGCGGATCAGGGGATCGATCCCGCCTGCGCTCGACGTCGACACCGACATGTTCGTGGAGCCGCTGACCGAGCAGGTCGGCTGCACCCTGCCCCAGACGATCACGGCCTGGCGCGAGAACATCATCTTCGTGGACGAGCGCGGGATCTTCCTGACCGACGGCTCGACGGTCAGGAACCTGGCCGAGCTTGGCGGGATCGGCGACTTCTGGCGCGTGGCCTACGGGAACCGGATCATCTCGAACGCCGTCTCGGCGGGGATCTTCCTCGACTACCTCGTCGTCACCGTCAACTGCGCCGTGCCTCCCGCGCTCGCGGTCAACTTCACGGTCGTCTGCGACCTCAATACGCGGTCGTGGTTCCGCTTCACGAACTTCCCGGCGACCTGCTACATCCCCTCGGAGTCGGCGATGGAGCAGTCCTGGGTCGGGCACCTGACGACGAACCGGATGGTGCGGCTCTCGCGGATGTTCCAAGACCAGATCCCTCCGCCCGACCCGCTGCCCGACTACGTCGATGGCAACGGCGTCCCCGTCCTCTCCTCGTTCACGACGGGCTTCGAGCGCCTCTCGAAGGACGAGGGGATGCAGCGGCTGCACAGCCTCTTCACCTCCTACCACCACCAGTCGTTCACGCGAGCGCCGACGCCGAACGGGGTCAAGGTCGAGTACCGCACCGACCCGCCGACCCCCGAGGACATCGACTTCGCGACAGGCTCGGTGACCGGGTGGGTGGAGGCAGGGAAGCTGCCTGACGTGATCGAGTACTCGCGCAAGAAGCTGCCCGTCGGCAAGCGCGGCTTCGGGCTGATGGTGCGCGTCTCGGCCCTGACACCCTCGCGGATCCACCGCTTCTACGCTGTCGGCGTCCAGCAGACCAGTCAGGACCGGGCCAAGGTCACGACGTGAGCAGCCGTGACGAGGGCATCGTCGATGTCGAGCGCCGGAAGGACACCGCCGAGTACACGCTCGGCGACCCGACCGTCTTCCCGCCCGAGTTCCTCGTCTGGCTGAAGCGCTTCATCGAGCAGTCGGGGATCCAGCTTCCGGCCTCCTCGATCTTCGGCACCTTCTCGCCCGGCACAGGCTCGGTCCGAAACCTCGCCGCCGGGATCGTGCTGCCCTTCGCGGGGCCAGTCGCTCCGCCCGGCTCGCTCCCCTGCAACGGCCAGTCGGTGGCCCGGCTCACCTATCCGGGCCTGTTCGAGGCCATCGGCACCACCTACGGGGCGGTCGACGTGAACTCGTTCAACGTCCCCGACTACCGGGACCGGACGCTGTTTGGGATCGGCTCGATCCTGGCTGCGCTGACCGACAACGACGGCAGGCCGATGGGCCAGCGCGGCCCCTCTCACCATCACGGGATCGCGCTGAACACGGACTCGAAGGGGAGCCACTCCCACGGTGGCGCGGACGGAGCGGCGGGAGGCCACAGCCACAGCGGTGGCGTCGATGGAGGAGGGGCACACGGGCACACCTTCAACATCGCCGGGCCGAACTACATCACCCGCCAGCAGGGCACAGCGGGTGCCTTCTTCGACCCCGTCGACAGCCTCAACTACTCAAGCGCCGGGGTCGGCGGCGACGGCAGCCACGGCCACGGACTCCACATCGACGGCGTCGGGAACCACCAGCATTCGATCTCCGCCGACGGAGCGCACACCCACGCGGTGGCCGGGAACTCCTCCGGTGGTCCGGGCGCGGACAGCCCCGGCTACCACGGCATCCTCTATGTCATCACCTTGGGGTAGTAGCATCCTGTCGTGGCTCTGAAGCCCCCCACCACCGTGCCGAAGAGCAGCCCCTACTACTACATGGGCAACGTGGCTCCGGTGCAGAAGCTGAACGTCGTCCCGAAGAAGGCGACCCCCGTCTACCAGCCGACGAACGCAGGCTGGGGCGCGGCAACGAACGCGAACGACATGTCGGGCTTCGGCTACGACAAGCCGGGAGACATCCTGAACCCGGCCTCCTCGTTTACGCCTGCGGTGACGGCGGTCAAGCCTGCCACGCCCGGCCACTGGAACACCACCGACTGGGCCTCGATGATCCCCGGCGACTGGGAGGTCAGCGAAGCGCAGGCGCAGGGCAACAAGCTGACGGGGGAGGCAGAGGGCGCGTTCCAGAAGGCGCTGCGCCAGGCCTTCATCGACTACGGCGGCGACTCCTCGAAGCTCGGCGACTACGCGAAGTACATCGACGCGCCGACCATCGAGGCAGCGCAGCAGAACAAGTTCTCGCAGACGGCCCAGAACCTGGCCGCGATGACGAAGGGGCTGCGCCAGTCGAGGGCCGCGCTCGCTGCTCGCGGGATCGGATCCTCGGGTGCGAACACGGAGTCGACGCGCCGGGCGCTTGAGGCGAAGGAGCAGGGCGACTACACGGCGCTGCGCTCCCTGCTCGGCTACGCGGACGAGGGCACCGCTGGCCTCGCTCAGACGAGGCAGCAGATCGCCGACAAGATCGCGGCTGCTCGCTCCTCCGCCGCTGCTCGCCTCGCCGCCCAGTACCCGAACACCTGGGAGGAGGGGACGCCCGAGTCGACCTACGAGATCCCGGCCTCGGGTGGCACCGTCTCTCCGGTACCGGGCGCTGCCCCGAAGCCCGGCACGGTCAGCTGGGGTGGGTCGCAGATGAACGCCGCCCAGCTGGCAGCCGAGTTGTCACGGACGGGAGTGAACCGGGCGACCTGGATCAGGAACCATCCAGGTGCCGCTCAGACCCTCGGCTGGGCCTAGATGGCGATCAAGCCGAAGCCCGTCCCAGTCAAGGGCCGCAACTACCAGACCTTCAAGAAGGCCCCGCCGAAGGCTGGCTACTCGAACGCGGACGTCCTCAAGCTCGGCAAGAACCAGGAGGTCCGCTTCACCGAGGGCCTCGGCTACTGGGCCGGGCCGAAGACGGTGGCGACGAAGGCTCCGAAGCTGACGACGAAGGTCGTCAACAAGACGACGCCGCAGGGCAGCTTCTCGACCATCGAGACACCCGCTCAGATCGAGGAGCGGGTCAAGAGGATGGCGAGCGAGTCGATGTCGAGCCAGCAGAAGGTGCTGAACGACCAGGCTGACCGCCTCCGTAAGGAAGCCGAGGGTCGGAGGCTCGCGCTGCAGGATGCCTACGCCGCGGCGGCGAAGCTGAACGCAGGCTTCGGCGTTGACGTGCAGGACGGCTGGGAGCAGGCCGCTCGCACGATCACGGGCCTCGCAGGCACAGCGACGGGTGGCGTCAGGGACTCCCTCCTCGCCGACCTCGCCTCTCAGGAGCAGGCGCTCTCTCGGGTCGGTGCTGGCGGCACGGGCTTCGACGCCACCTCGCAGGCAAACACGGAGTACTTCCGCGGCGGCGGGATCCCCGGCGAGTACGACACCCGGATGGGCGGGGTCGGGCGGCAGTGGATGAACGAGGCCGCGAAGGCGCTCGCCGACCGTGGCCTGCAGGAGGGGATCGCAGCCGAGAGCGGTGACCGGGCCAAGATCAACTCCGACCTGATGGGCCAGATCGGCGACCTCACGATCAACCGCACCAAGATGGAGTCCGACCTGCGGGAGCAGCTGCTCGGAGCGCAGAGCGCCCAGCTGAAGGCGACCCAGGACGAGCGTGAGTTCCAGGCCTCGATGGCCCTGAAGAAGGTCCAGATCGAGCAGGCCCAGCAGAAGATCAACCTCCAGTACCAGGAGGCCAAGATCAAGGCCACGACCACGGCCCAGAAGTTCGCGCTCGACCAGTGGTACAAGCAGCAGAACGTGATCCTCGAACAGGCACGGGTCGGGATCTCGCAGCAGAACGCGGAGTCGAGCCGGATCAGCGCCAACGCCTCGGCGACGAGGGCCGCGAACGCAGGCAACCCGAAGGCTGCCACCCCGGCGACGAAGAGGACTGCGATCTCGGCTGCTCAGAAGGCAGGGTCGGCAGCTGCCTTCCAGGCGATCAAGGCCATCGCCTCGAAGACGCCGAACATCAACCCGCCTCCGGGCGTGACCGCCAAGGACTACGCGCTGACGAAGGAGTACGCGACCGCCAAGCGGGAGGCGCAGCGCCGGGCGACCCTCAACTTCGGCACGATCATGTACCGCACGATCAACGTGATCGGTCCCTATCTGAAGGAGATCGGCTACACCTCGACCCAGATCAAGCGGATGGCGTACAACCTCGTATCGCCGAACGTGGATGCTCCGAGGTCTTGGCTGCAGGCCAACCCCGGCTTCGGCCCTAAGGTGTAGGCCATGGGCGACAGCGCCGATACGGCTCGCGAGCGGCAGGCGGCGAAGAAGGTGCCGAAGCGGAAGAAGAAGCCCGTCCTCGGGCCTCCGGTGCCGACCTTCAAGCCGAGCGCGGACGCTCGCGCCTTCGGTGCGGCGACCTCGATCTTCGTCCCGCCCGAGCTTCAGAACGAGCGCGGCCCGAAGAAGGTGCCGCGGCGGCAGAGCGTCGTCCTCAAGCCCGAGAAGCCGAAGCCCGAGACGACGGCACAGAAGAAGGCGCGGCAGAAGCGGGAGACTCACGCTCGCGAGCGGCTGCGGCTCGGCCTCAGGATCTCCTCACCGACGGGCAGGAACAACCTCGACGCCGTCCCCGAGCGGATCCCGCACCGCAGTCACAGCACCATCGACCTCCCCTTCGGCCAGCACATCACGATGTGGAAGCCAGCGCACGACATCGCGCTCGGCCTCGGGATGGCAGGCAAGGCGGCGGCGATCAAGGGCGCGAAGGGGATCGAGTCCTGGGCAGGAGAGGTGGCCGACGTTCCCGGCAACACGCTCCGGGCGCTACTCGACCAGTCCCCCGCCGGGCCACGCGGTGTACCGCAGGGCCTCGCCAAGGCAGGCCGGGTGGTCGGGGAGGCAGAGCCTGTCGTCCGCCCCGTCGATGCGACGGCGAAGTTCATCGGCTCCGAGGAGGGGCAGGAGGAGATCTGGGGCAAGAGCCTCGTCAACCTCGCGCTCCACGGCGACACGCCCGGCTCGGGGATGGAGGCGGCAGGCCTCAGCCTCGGAATCCTCGGGATCCTCCCCCTCGGCAAGATCACCCAGCTGGCGAAGCTCGGTCGGGCGGCGAGGGTGGCAGGCAAGATCGGCCAGGCTCTGCCCGACACGCCCGAGCGGACAGCCTGGAAGGCGGCGATGGCGCAGCGGCTCGGAGAGGAGAAGGCGAACGACCTGATCCTGCTCACCGACAGCGCTGCCCGGAACCTGCACCCCAAGAACCCGAACCTGCTCTACGAGCAGACGCCGATGCATGCCGGGAACTTCGCCGACTTCGCGCCGGGCGGGACGACGAGGTTCCAGACCGAGGCCGGGCCGAGGCAAGGGATTGTCGAGGGATTCACCGGGCAGACGAAGAGGCCCATCGGCAAGAAGGCTGCCTTCAAGCATGTGAACGCGAGCGTCGACAACCTCGTCCACTTCGACACCTTCGAGGGCGACCCGGCGATGCTCGACAAGGTCGGCCCCGATCACTTCCAGATCGAGGTCCTGACCGACCCGGAGAACCAGACCTGGGAGACGCACGACCTGACGATGGAGCAGGCTCGCCAGGTCCTCAAGCAGGGCAGCGGCCACTTCGTCAACGACGACGTCGTCGGGGTGGGGACTCCCGTCTTCCGGGCCGAGCTTCCGGCCCAGGTGGCGAAGCTGCCCGAGGAGGGACTCTCGAAGGAGCAGACGGCGGGACAGCTTCGCAACGCGGTCAAGCCATCCGAGTGGGAGGACTCAGGGATGGAGGCCTTCCTCGCCGAGTACGCGCCGGGCGAGAAGATCCCGAAGTCCGAGATCCAGTACCACCTCGCGACGGCGCTCAACGCCTACGACCTCGACGAGGTCATCTACCGCAGCGACTCGGGCCAGCTGATCACGAACAGGATCGCTGGCGGGGAGTCGGCGACGATGTGGGCGAGCTACGCCGACGGTGGCCTGATCGTCAGGGACCCGACCGACGCCGAGCCGTACATCGAGTTGTTCATGAAGCTGCGGACGCCGCTGCGGACGAGAGTCAGGCGCGGCCTCTTCGGAGACAACCCGTTCCCCTCCTCCTACGTCGGCAAGGGCGACGTCCACTGGCGCGAGGACGACGTCGTCGGCCACGTCCGCATGCACCTGATCACCGACACCGACGGCAAGAAGGCGCTGCTCGTTGACGAGGTGCAGTCCGACTGGGCGAGCCAGTGGGGTTCGCTCAAGAAGAGGACCTCGATGGTGGAGGGAGAGGCGAGCGTTCCGGACAAGGCCGACTCACGGATCAAGGACCTGGAGGATCAGTCGCGCCGGATCGCCGAGGACATCGCGATCATGGAGCAGGATCCGAGCCGCTACGCCGCCGAGATCGCCGACCTCGAAGACCTCTACCGCACCAACCGCGACCAGCTGAACGACCTCAGGGACCTGAGCGACAACGTCCCCGGCCCTCCGCCGCTCGGCTCCAAGCAGATGGAGGCGCTCGTCAAGCGCACCCTCCGCTTCGCGCAGGAGTCGGGGGTCGAGCGGATCATCATCGTCCAGGGGGATGTCCAGGCGATCCGCAACCAGGCCTACCGGGTGACCCCGAAGGGCCGGGCGATCCAGATCCACGACAACCCGAACTGGCAGAACGACGTCGCCAAGCTGCGGGACGACGCCGCCGGGATGAGCCAGGCCGAGATCCAGGCCTACGCCAACGACCCCGCTCACCGCGAGGGGATGGTGAAGGGGTTCATGGATCTCTACGGCCAGGGCAACGAGGCTGGCAAGGTGCAGAAGATCTTCGAGAAGGAGATGGGCGAGACGGGGGCGGTCAAGCAGGGGATCTTCCACGGCGGCTACGCCGACGAGGGCCGGGCCTTCAGCCGCCAGCCACCGCAGGACGACTTCGTCATCGACGGGGTCAGGTACATGGAGGATCCGACCTTCCCCGAGCCGAAGCGCGGCGACAGGGTGATGACGGTCGAGGGGCCGGGGATCGTGCAGGCCGCGTACGCGAACGGCGAGATCGGCGTCGAGATCGGGCGGCGGATGGTCGTCAAGCCTGCCCACTACGTCCATGTGATCGTGCCCGACCCGAACGCTGGCCCGGTGGGACCAGCTGTCCATGCGATGGACGGCTACGTGATCGAGATGACCGACGCCGCCAAGGCGAAGGTGGCAGCGCCGATGGCCTACTACCAGCAGCGAGCCTGGGAGGCGATCCCGAAGGGGGCGTCCGAGTTCTTCGCCGACGGGACGAGCGCGATCCACCTCTTCGAGGGGGCGGACGTCTCGACCGTGATCCATGAGCTTTCCCACGTCGTCCTCCCCGACCTGAACGACGTCGACCGGGCGATCCTCAACCGCCACTTCGGCAACTTCGCCACGACCGCCGACCATGAGGCCTACGCCAGGGCGCTGGAGCGCTACGTCTACGACGGGATGGCGGCGACCTCCGAACTCGACGGCGTCTTCGCCAAGATCAAGGCCTGGATGGGGCAGGTCTACCTGCACGTCAACAACATCGGCGCTCACGTCCACCCCGAGGTGAAGCAGGTCTTCGACCGGATGCTCGTCAAGAACGAGACTCCCGCCGAGCAGCTGGTGCGGCTGCTGAAGACAGCGCCGAAGATCCGCAAGGCCCAGAAGGCTGGCTACTCGGCGGAGCGGGGGAAGCGGATCGCTCAGATGTTCGACGAGTGGACGGGGGAGGAAGGGGTGGACGAGTTCCACTCGGCGCTCTCGGCCCTGAAGGGCGAGCTTCCCAAGGAGGAGTACACGGGCCTCGACGACCTGACCCCGGAGGCCGTCGCCTCGCTGATCAAGTCGATCAGGTTCTCGACCAAGGTCCGCCCCTTCGAGAAGGTCCGGGCGGCGGAGGCGGTGATCCGAGCCACCGAGGGAGCGGTGCCGACCGACAGCGAGCTTCTGCTCCTGAACAGGGTCTTCGGCAAGGACGCTGGCTTCCGCAAGCAGACCCTGAAGGGGATCGAGAAGGTGATCGTCGAGGTCTGGAACATCCCTCGCTCCATCGCCGCCTCGTTCGACCTCTCCGCCCCGCTGCGCCAGGGCCTGATCGCAGGCACCCGGCACCCGATCCTGTTCGCGAAGGCCTTCAAGCCGATGTTCAAGGCGCTCTCCTCCGAGGAGAGGGCAGCCGACATCGCCGAGGAGATCGCCAACCGGGAGAACTTCGTCCACTACGGGCGCGGCAAGCTCGCCATCGAGACGTCGGCCTCAAGCCCCGACCTCGCCATGCGCGAGGAGCAGTTCTACTCCTCCTACGCGGAGCAGTTCATCCCGCCCGTGAAGTGGTCGGGCCGTGCCTACGAGGCGTTCCTGCACAGGCTGCGAGCGGACGTCTTCGACCTCACGATGGAGGCAGCGAGGGCGAAGGGCGTCAACGTCGAGAGCGACGAGTTCGTCGAGGGCCTTGGCCGGATGGTCAACCAGATGACTGGTCGTGGAGTCCTGCCCGAGACGCATCTGCTCAGGGTCGAGACGTCGGCCCCGCTGCTGAACACGTTCCTCTTCTCGCCGCGGCTACTCGCCTCGCGGATCAACATGATCAGCCCCGCCTACTACATCAAGCTCTACCAGAGCGACCCGTTCCTCTTCGCTGAGGCGACGAAGAACCTGATGTCCACCGCCCTCGCGACGGGGATGGTCCTCGCGGTCGCCGCGCAGATGCCGGGCGTGACGGTGGGCATGGATCCGACGTCGGCGAACTTCGGCAAGATCCGGATCGGCGACACCCGGATCGACATCATGGCGGGGTTCGGCCCACTGCTCGTCTTCTTCACCCGGCTGACGGTCGGGCGCTCGACCTCCTCGACGACAGGCAAGACGCAGGACCTGAAGGGTGGCTTCGGCAACTCGTCCCGGCTCGACATCGTCTACCGCTTCTTGGAGTCGAAGGCTGCGCCGACGACGGGCATCGGCCTCGATGTCCTGCGGGGGCAGACCTTCATCGGTGAGCCTGTCACGCTCAAGGGCGAGGCGATCAACTCGACCGCGCCGATGATGCTGCGTGACGTTCTCGACGTCTGGCGCGAGCCGAAGGATCCGGTCGACGCAGCCACAGCTGCAGCCGTGGCGCTCTTCTTCGGCACCTTCGGGATCGGCTTCTCTAGCTACGGGGCGAAGAAGCCGAAGTCGACAGGCGGAGGTGGCGGCGGAGGCGACGACGATCCCTACGCGCCTGACTCTGGCCCGGCGGGAGGCGAGGATCCCTACGCTCCGGTGGACAACTCGCCGAGCGCTGACCCCTACGCTCCAGGCTGATGGCCTTCAAGCTCCCCACCCTGAGCGCAGCCGACCTGCTGCTCGACCAGGGAAAGAAGACGGAAAGATCTTTCCTTGATCTTTCCGACCCACCGGACTTCGACCTCGGGCTGACGCCACCGCCGAGCTTCGGCTCCACCTCCGTACCGGGCGGGGTCGGCGACCCGCTCGTCCACACCCTGCAGCAGGCTGGCTTCAAGGGGCAGGCGCTGAAGACGGCCTGGGCCATCGCCAAGCGGGAGAGCGGAGGCAGGGCTGATGCCTACAACCCCGACCGCTCGACGGGCGACGACAGCTACGGCCTCTTCCAGATCAACATGCTCGGCAAGCTCGGGCCTGCGCGGCTGAAGCAGTACGGGCTGTCCTCGTACAAGGACCTGCTCAACCCGGAGACGAATGCAAGGGTGGCCTATGCAATGAGCAAGGGTGGCAAGGACTTCGGAGCATGGGGGATCGGGCCGAACGCCTACCGCAAGATGCCAGCGCTCGACTTCTCCGGGTTCCCCGGCGGCGGAGGAGGGAACGTGGCGCTGCCGAAGGGGTCGGTCAACGTCAACGCCTGGACGGGCCACGGCACCCACGTCACCGACGGCCTCGACCTCAACCACGGGGCGAAGACGGCGGTCGACATCATGGCGAAGCCGGGCACCGCCGTCCCCGCTCCCCGTGACGGCGTAGTCGTCAGGCTCGGGTCGGCGCAGGGTGGGCAGTCGATGTACTTCCGCGACGACGAGGGCCACACATGGTGGCTCGGCCACATCGACGGGCGCTACTCGCTGCCTGCTGGTACGAGGGTGAGGGCGGGGCAGACGCTGTCACGCATCTCTGCGAACCACGCCGCCCCGCACCTCCACCTCGACCGGACGCTCTAGCCCCTCAACTAGAGGCGTCCTTCCCCGGTCGCAGGGTCCTACCTTCCCCCTCCAGGTAGCCGCTGGCGACCAGAGCCTTGAGGTGCTGCTGGGTCGTCGCCGAGGACGAGTACCCGAGAGCCGCACCGATCTGCCGCACCGTCGGTGCGTAGCCATGCTCGTTGATGAAGGCGATCACCCAGTCGTAGACCTTGCGCTGTGCCTCGGTCATGACGCTGCCACCTCCGCGATGTCTTCGATGAACTGCTGCCTGTGCTGCATCGTCCAGGCGAGAGCCGCGACGATGGTGTGGTAGCGGACGAGCCTCTGGCTGACGTCGTCGCCGAAGCCGAGGGTCGCAGCCAGCTGAGAAACCCACTCGTCAAGGACGTCAGCGCCGATCTCAGCGTCATCGGGGACGAGCATCGAGTAGGTCTTGGTCTTCCGCTTCGGCCCCGCAGGACGCGGCAGAGGGCGCGTGTAGTGGCAAGACGGGCACGTCTCCCCTGGAGCCAGGTCGGGATGGGCGTGGGCTGCCGAGCGCGTAGCTCGGGCAGGCTCGGTGTCGATGGGCGTCTCCGACCAGGGCTGGGGGTGGAGCAGGCCCTCATGGACCCAGACGGGCTGGTTGATGTCGCCCGTGTCCGGGGTCAGCCAGATGAACGTCTCGTCAGGCTCCAGCCGGATCATCGCCTGGTGTCCGCCGACGCCTCCGGTGACCATGTTGTGATGGCGCATGCACAGCCCGATCACGTTCGAGATCACCCGGCCCGAGGGCAGCCTGACCCAGTCGTAGGGCTGACCCCTCAGGTAGGCACGGCTCCAGAGGTGGTGGCCCTGCTGGCTGAGGCTGATGCAGCCCGGCGCAGCGCAGGTCGCCTCGACCGGACGCGCCTTCCCCTCGACGCCGCGGATGTCCGGGTGGACGGCGGGGGCGAGGCTCATCGGTGATTCCTGATCTCGGCCAGCACTAGACACGATGCGAGCAGGAAGACGAGCGCAAAGATCGCCATCACCGGGGAGGTGACGAAGGTGCCGACGATGGACAGCACCGTGATCGTCGCGCAGAGGACGAACGTCCCGACGAGGAACGCCATGTCACTCATCGTTCGGCTTCCGGATGAACCCCTGCGGCCCGTCCATGCCCGGCCCGTGGCTCGGGATCGAGGAGATCACGACGCCCTCGCCCGTGAAGGTGGACTCGGGCATCGCCGTGAGAACCTCCTTCACCGCGGCGACCATCGCCTCGCGATCCTCGGCGGGTGCCTCGAAGGAGACGCTCGTCATCCCGACGCCGCGCTGGACGTGGAGCCGGACCTTACCCTTCGACATGCGAACACTCCTCTGGATGCTTGGACTTCATGTGGCGCTGCACGTTCGTGAAGGTGCGGTTGCAGTGAGGGCAGACCCCTGCCGCCACGCGCTTCTTCACCTTCGTCAGCTGACCCTTGGTTGCCGAGTGGCTCCGCTCCTCCTGGGTGAGCAGATCGCGCACCGCTCGCTCGCGGCGACGTGCCTCCGCTGCCTCACGCTGTGCCTTCGCCGCCTCGCTCTCGCCGAGGAAGTGCCAGCTGTGACCGAGGGGGCAGTAGACGCTGACCGTCTTGCCGGGGTCGGTCGCCCGGTGACTGAGCATCTGGGAGTGAAGGTCGGTCGGGATGGCGAAGGCGATCCCACAGGTGCAGTGGACGACGGTCAGAACCTCGGTGTACTGCAGCGTGGTCATAGCTCTCCTTCCATGGCCGGGCAGACCTTGCGCCAGCCGCAGTTGTTGCAGGGGCTGAAGCTCATGCTCCAGTCGGCGAATCTCCCCATGGTGGGCCAGACTTCATCAGGCCCGTAGGTCGTGTACATCCAGGCGATCATGCTGGCGATCTGGGCAGCTGAGTTGATCACGTTCTCGGTCTTCGTCGCGTTCGGCGTGAAGACCATGTCGGCTGACTGCAGCCCGGTCGTGATCTTCGGCGTGGCCGCTCGCGAGATCGAGTGGTACTCGACGGGCAGGTTCGTCATCGCCGAGTAGATCGTGGCCTGCAGCATCCACGACGGCTTCAGCTTCGAGACGGACTGCTTGCCCGTCTTCGTGTCGATGATCCGGTCGGGGACCCAGGTCGAGACGGTGTCCATCTCCACCTCGTAGCCCGTCCGCACGTCCACGTAGCCGATGATCGGCACCGGGAGGCGGTCGTCGCGGATGAAGAGTTCCTCTTCGAGCGCGATGGGCTGCAGCCGGGGCACGACGTCTTCGTGGTAGCGGATCAGGATCCGCTCGCTGTCCCGGCGCAGAAGCTCGACCCCCTTGACGGGATCGTCCTTGTCCCAGGCGATCTCGTCGGCACCGCCCTGCTCCTCCAGCACCTTCGGTACCCCGACGTCCTGCAGGTACTCGACGACTTCAGCGGTGGGGCGGTCGACGTGGCTCTCGATCTTCTGGGCGTAGTTGAACTCCAGCCCTTCGTGGAAGGCGGAGCCGATGACGAGGCCCTCGCCTGGCCGCTCCTTCTCGCCGAGGATGTAGCGGTGGCGGAACTGCTCGGGGCAGCGGCGGAACATGCCGATGCTCGTCGCGCTCAGGTGCCGCATCCTGCTCGGCCACTGAAGCTCCGAGGTCGGAGGAACTTCCGTGGGTGAGGCCACGGAGGCAACCCCACCCAGGAACTGGTCGAGGGAGACGTAGCTCATGCCGCCCTCGATGCAAAGGATCGGACCGCGTCGGCCCTCACCATTCGTGCAACCTGTCGCGCCATCCGCGGGGTGACCATCCAGCGGCCACCCTTGCCGGGCGCGGAGTCGGGGAAGAAGTGGCGGAGCCAGGACCTGGCCTCCGTCTCCTCGATGTCGAGGATGTACGCCAACTCTCGGGGTGTGATGATCGTCATGCTGCTGCCCCGATCTGGCGGCGGAGGTAGCGGACTGCTTCCTCCTGGCCGAGGCCGATGGTCGGCTCCTTCGCCGAGCCGGACGGGATGATCGTCCAGTCTCCGGTGGTGCCGAGCTTGCGGAGACGCTCGATGGCGTCAGCGCACGTCTCGCAGCAGGACTCCAGCCCGAGCGTGATCGCCCGGTCCCGAATCTCGACTGCCTCTTCGACGGTCATGTCTTACCTCCGTGTGTGTTGAGCTTGGACTTCGCCTTGCACTTGTCGCAGAAGGGCGGCTTCGCCGGATCGCTCGACGGCTCGCAGCGGTTGAAGCAGAGCGCGTTCGAGCAGACGGTCATGCCGCAGCCTGCTCTTCGAGCCTCGCCCAGAAGGGAGGGCCGAGCAAGACCTCGCACTGCTGGTCGGCCTTGCTCTTGCCTGCCTTCGTCGAGAACTCCGTGCGGTCGTACCACCGGGCGGTGGCACCACGCCGCTGCAGCCCGGCGACAAGCTCGGCGTCACGGGTCATGACGAGGATCACCTGACGGTTGGCGATGGTCGTGATGAAGTCGACGCCCTTCTGCTCACGCAGCCAGGCGAGGATCTTGGCGTGGTCGGGAGGGAGCGGCATCCCTAGAAGGGGATGCCGTCGTCGGGATCAGGCTCGCCGTAGTAGGGCTGCTGCCCACCCTCGGCGGGGTTCTCGTACCCACCCTGGTGCTGCTGCTGGCCCTGCGGCTGCGGAGCCTGGGGCTGCGGAGCCTGCGGCTGCACCGGAGGCGTCGTCCACTGGACGCCGTTGTCGTAGTACTGCACCAGCTGCTCGCTGATCCGGACGAGCGAGGCGAGGTTCCGCTCCGACGGGTCGAGGTAGGCGAGCAACTCGACCGCCACCTTGGTCGCCGTCTGGCGGTGGATCTTGGCCTCGCGCAGGTCACCGTGCGGCTGCATGATCGGCTGCTGCTGGACGGGCTGCGGCTGCTGGATCGGCTGCTGGACGATGGGCTGCGGCTGGTACTGCTGCTGCTGCACGGGCTGGGGCTGGTACTGCTGGGGCTGGGGCTGCTGCGGCATGTACTGCTGCGGCTGGATCTGGGTCGGCATCCCGACGAGGTCGACCTGACCCATCGCGAGCGCCTCCAGGTAGCGGTTGGTGTACGGCTGCCCGTTGTTCGGGTTGATGTTCGTGGACTCCTGCTCGTTGAAGCCAGCGGTGACCAGCTGTCCCATCAGCTGCTGGGCCTGGCCGATCAACTCCTGCTTCTTGGTCGAGAGCTTCTTCGGGTAGTCCTTGCCCGGCTCCGAGATGGAGACGGCGACCCATCCCCCACTGCGCTGCTCAAGACCAGTGATGGTCCCGATGATCTGCTGATTCATGCTGCTCCCTCCGTGTTGGTTGTGTCCATGTTACCGAACAAGCGTGTGGCCTGCTCGGGTGCGGGAAGGCGAGGCCCTCCCGAGTGAAGTCGGTTGAACCGTGCGAGGTACTCGTTCACGATCTGCAGCCCGGCCTGGTTGCAGTCGGGGCAGGGGCTGTAGACCTCATGGCCGTGCCGCTCCTCGACGTACTTCGAGGGGTCGGTCAGCCACTCGGCTGGCGGTCGTGCCTTCGGCAGCTTCGCCACGTCGATCATCCACTGCGACAGCTTCGGCTGTCGGTAGAAGGCGAAGACGAACCGCATCCCCTCGCAGGTCGTGCAGTAGGCAAGGTCGTGGGTGACGTAGGTCGTCGGCGCTGCTGCTGCCGCCGCCATCCCCTCAAGGCTCGGCCAGTGCTTGGCGAGGGCGGTGGGCGTAAGCAGCGCACCGTCCATCACCTTGCGGTAGGTCGCCGCCTTCGACTCGATGACGAGAGCAAGCTCGCCGTCGTCCAGTTCCTCGGTCGCAGAGCGGATGTCCGAGAGCGCTCGGTTCAGCGCTCCCCTCGCCGTCGGGGTGAGCGCTGTGATGTCCACGCCGCACACCTCCGCCAGCTTCTCGAAGCTGAGGTCACGTTCCCTGGGCAAAGAGTTCCCCCTGTCCTGGTTGGCCTGTGTGCTGCAAGCGGAGCTTGCAGTGGTCGCACATGACGGATCCTGTGCGCTTGCGTCCGAAGATCTCCTTCGTGTTGCGCTGCCTCCCGCGCCCCCGCTCCCAGCCGATCACCTCGTACCAGATCGACTCGCCGTCGGGGATCTCCCGCTTGCACGTCGGGACGTCGCACCTCACGGTCGCACCCGGTGGAAGCCGAAGCCGAAGCGGCCCTCTCCCTCTGCCGACTGCTGCTTGCGGAGGTGGATCTCGGCGAGCCTCGCGTCGGCGTACTCCTGGCCGAAGATGTAGACGAGCATCGGCGGGTAGGCCGTGCCGTCGTTCTCCCAGCCGAGCAGCCAGGTGCCCTCTCGGTTCTTCACGTCCGCGGCTGCGAGCAGCGGCATCTTCTCCGGGTCGTACTCGTTCTGGAGGAAGAACTCGATCTGCTCCCTGGAGCCGGGACCCCAGAGGTCCTCGTCGATCTTGATGTCGCCGACCCGGAGTCGGTCGAGGAATGACTTCGTCATCGGTCCCAGTTCCAGACTCGGGTCTTGACGATCAGGTCGAGGTCGTCCGGACCCTTGACGTGTTCGCCGATGTACTTCTGCTTGTGCCTGCCCTCGCTCGGGTACCACTGGTTGCGCCAGTGACCACGCACGATCCAGCGGTGCGTGTAGTGCCGGGCCGCACCGTTCTCGCTGCTGCCCTCCTTGTGGGAGCGAGCGCGGCGAAGCTCGATCACCCTCAGGATCGAGGGCGGCATCTCGAACCGCTGCGCCTCGCGCCGGGCCGGACGGCCAGGGTGCTGGGGGTCGGACTTCACAATCGTCTCCGCCGCCAGCTTCTGGAGGACGCGCCAGAAGAGGAGCCAGCTGGCGTTGCGATCTCCCTCCCCGGTCATCTCGCGCTCGTCGTTCATGTAGCGGAGCGGGATCGAGGTGGCGTGGGCGATGCCCCACTGCTCGCCCGAGTCGCGAAGCTCGTCGCGAAGCTCGGGGTACTCGTCGCTCCAGTCGTCGTCGTCGTGCGTCCATGAGATCTGCATGAAGCGGACGCCAGCCTCTGGCTTCCCCTCCATGCTCAGGTCGTAGGTGTACTGCAGGTCCTCCGCGCCCTCGACCTCGTTGACCCACTTGACCAGCGGGTCGACCGTCTTCCAGCACATCGCTCGCCAGCCAACGGTCTTGCCGTTGACGTCGGACGAGAGGAACGAGTGGGGCAGGACGAGGAAGCCGTCCTTCAGGAAGATGTCGTCGAGCCGGACAGGCTCGCTCGGATCGAAGCTCTGCATCGCCGACTGGACGAGATCCATGATCTCGGTCGTCAGCCACATGATGTCGGTGCCGAGCGCGTCGACCAGCGCGTAGTGGAACGCGACCCAGGACGGGAGAGCAGCCTGCTCCCCGTACTTGTTGTCGCGGTCGGTCAGCCAGGCGTTCATCAGCCCGGCGAACTCGGGTCGGCGCAGGAACTTCACGTAGTCCGTGTGCGCGTAGACCGCGTCGTCGTAAGTCTGGAACTTCAGCATTCCTTCCTCCGTGTTGAGGTACGTGTCGTCTTTCCCTTGAGGGAGCCGGGGGTCTTCTAGCTCCAGTGTCCAAGATCCTGAGGTGTTCCCACTCTTACTGCGTAAGCCCCGCTCGCTTCGATGACAGGCGCGGTGCGATGTTCTCGTCCGCTGTCGCCGCCGTCGTCACGCTGCCTGCCGCCGTCATGTCCCTCGTTACAGGCTCCTACCGCTTACGCAACCTCCGCCCGACTCTCACTGGAGATGTCAGCCCTGGCTACCGAGGGGCAACACGCCTCTCGTAGTAGCCGCCCTTCGGCGGCGTCAGCGCATCCTGTGGGATCCACCAGCAGGGTGGACGGGATGGATCCTTCGCCCCCCAGAACTCGGGGATGCGGGTGAACTGGTCGAGGATCGAGCCGACGTAGGTGTACTCCCTGCCCCCGTCCATGCCGATGACGAGCGCCCAGATCTGATCCCAGACCTCCTCGTCGTCGGGCCTGATGATCAGGTGTCCGTTGGCGTGAGCGGTCGAGCGAACCTGGACTCCGCCCACGTCGTCGTCCTCTTCCCAGTGCAGACCTGCTCCGGTCCAGTAGCGGTTGACGATCTTGGCGAAGGCCATCTCGCGTAGGCAGCCGTTGAGGTGGAAGATGTAGCCGCCTTCGACGGCGAGGCCGTGCTTGTGAGGATCCGCCCCCGCCCGTTCGGCGTCAGCCTGGCGTTGCCGGGCGACGTGCTTGCAGATCTCGACTTCGAGATCCGTCAACGTCGTCTGGACTCCCGCCACCTTCCTCCCGTCTGACTACCTGTCGCGACGGGGTTGTGGCATACTCGCCCCGTCTGTGCTGTCCGGTGCCGACACTAGCAGCCCCGCCCCTGGTGTTCACCTCCGTGTCGCCAGGGGCGGTGGCCGCTCTTCAGTTCAGGCGTGACTTCTGCCTCAGCGCCACCGCCGTCTCGACGTCACGCTTGAGTCGGTCCTGACGGATGACGCGAAGCAGCACCTCCTTGATGATCTCCTCGTCCGGCTTCGGGCCTCGGCCCTCAGCCCACTCGACCACCATCGCCTGCGTTCTACACGCAAGGCAGCTGCAGGTCATCGATCCTCCTCTCCTGTTCGAGCCGCTCCGCGATCTCGTAGATCCGAGGCTCGCAGACAGCGGCGAGGGACTTCGCCCGGCTGAGGATCAGGTCGGGGCGGAGCTTCGTCTTGTTCTTCGCGTAGCGGGTGGCGAGCTTCGCCTCCAGCCAGGCGTAGGTGTTGATCTTCGAGTCGTCGGTGACGACGAACATCGGGGCAGCCATCGCGATCAGCACCTCGACCGTGGAGTGGTCGAGGCAGTCCTCTTCGAGGAGCGTGATCGCCGAGCGGATCGGGACCCCCGCCACCAGGCCCGGATACAGCTGGGCACAGTAACGGGGGACCCGGCACCACCCTCCGACCTGGACCCGACGTACGGTCAGGCCCAGGCGGAGGGCGACAGCTGCGTGGCTAGCCTCATGGATGCAGGTCGCGTCAGTCATCGAGCTTCGGCTCGTAGAGCCGACCCTCTGCTGTCCAGGCACGGTTCATCGCCGCCGCCACTCGCTCGGCGTGATCGCGGGTGCCGAAGCGGCAGGCGTAGACCGTGCCGAAGCCGCTCTCGACGTAGACGAACCACGTACACTCGCCCGTCTTCTCGTCGCGGATGATGGCCCGGTACTTCACGAAGCCACCGCCACGATGCCCCAGACCACGGCAGCGATCACGCCGCCGATCAGCCCGACGAGGAGCAGCAGGACGAACACGAACGCCAGCACGTCTACGAGCTTGGTCGTGACGTCTTCGAGCTTCACGACGGACGCTCCGCCTGAACGACGCCACCGCCCTCGACGGGCGAGTCGTCTGCGTTCCAGGCCTCGATCCTCGCCCCGTTGGGGACGAGGGTGATCTCGACGTAGCCGACCAGCAGGTTGGCAACGCTCTCCCTCAGTTCGAGGGAGACGGTCTGCGGGGACTCCTGCTTCTGGGTCACCGCGAGGATCTTCGTCACGCCAGCCGACCGAGCAAGCCCCCGGCCTCGTCGACCACCTTGCGAGCCTTCTGCCTCTCTGAGGCATGCTCGGACAGGTCAGCGACGATCTCCTTGTGGACCTGGATCAGGCTCCGCAGAGCCTGCTCGACCAGCTTGAACTCGGTCGTACTGAGCTTGACTGTGACCGTTGCTTCGGCCATAGGTGACACCTCCGTGTCTTCGTGCGTGGTGCAGAACCAGCAGCACCGGACCGAGGCTCCCCCTGAGAGAGCCTCGACCCGCTACTTCCGCTTCGCCTTGTTCGCCACTCGCCTGGCGCATTCGTCGAGCTTGATGCAGTAGCGGTTCTTCGTGAACCGTGAGTACAGGTACTGGCCCTCCCGTACCCGGCGTCCGCACCGGGCACAGGAGTAGCCAGCCTTCGGCTTGGCAGCCATCTACTTGACCGCCAGGGCGACCTTCTCCCACGTCTTCTCGGGCATCTGAGCGAGGCCCCAACCGATGGCCTCGATCTCGGCCTGGCGGTCGAACCCCTCCGCCGTCTTGGCCGCTGCCGTGAAGGCGTTGATCGCGCCCCACTGACCACGACCGACCCCGTTGGGGTCCTTGACGAGGGAGAGCATGACTGCCTCCTCCTCGGCCTCGGTGAGCGCGAACTCCCGAGCCAGCACCTTCGTCGCAGCCACCGGGCTGATGACCTCGGTGTCCGAGAGGCCCTTCAGCTGGGCGACGACCGTCTCGAACGCGGCCTCGGTGCAGAGGGCGCGAAGCTCGTCCCGAGCCGCGAGCCAGAAGGCCTTGTCGTCGGCCCGGAGGGCCTCGTTCGAGAGGACGCCCTCGCCCTCACGCTTGCCGACGTGGCGCACGTTCAGCACCTTGTTCGTGACCATGCCGTTGGTGCAGATCAGCACCATCACGAAGCCCGAGAGCTTCAGCGAGCCAGCGCCGATCTCGGAGTTCTCGATGGCGATGCCCCAGCGGACGGTGTCACCGACCGCCTTGATGTCCCGCTCAAGAGCGGGGAACAGGGCGCGGATGTGGAGCTTCTGCTCCGTGACCGCGGCCTGGTGGAACTGCACCTCGGTGCCGAGCTTGTCGAACTCGGGGAGGAGCATCCGTGCGACCTCGATGTTGTCGAGGCGGCGGAACTTGTCGCTCATCCACGCCCGGCCCGTCATCATCTGACCGCCGTCGTTGGTGAGGCCACGGATCATGCGAGCCTTCGGCTCGTTGTTCATCCAGTGGCGGACGTTCGTCTCGAACAGAGACGGGGCGTCCTGACGCATCCGGTCGAAGTACTTCTTCGGGATGCCCAGATCGGTCGAGATCTGGCCCTGCATGTGGTCGGTCAGGCGGAACGAGCGAAGCTCGCTGCCCTCGGTGTCGAGGTCGAGTTCGACCACACCACCCTTGCCGTCCTCGTTCACGCGGACGCCCACGTTCATGCTGCGGGTGTCGGCGATCACGTCGTACTTGCGGCGGTCTTCCGCCACGATCCTCGACATCAGCGCGTCGAGGTTCTCGACTGTGCGAGTCACCTGTGTTACCTCCGTGTGTGCGATTCGATGGCGAGGCGATCCCAGAGGGAGTACACCCTCTCCACCTTGAGAATCGGAGCCGGGAGAGTCCCAGCTGCGACCATGTTGGCGATGGTCGTCCGGCTACGTACGCCGAGCATCTCCATCACCTGATGCGTGTCGAGCAGGCGGTCTTGGACCGCCTCCGCGAACCGGGTCTTGCTGATCGGTCGTGCTGCCATCCTTTCCTCTCGGTTACAGCGCGGACATCCGCACTGGGCATGGACAGTGTAGCACAAGTGCTACTGTCCACACCCACTGCCGGACGCTACGTGAGCAGCAGAGCGTGTCGAGCTTGCTCGACAGCCTTCGGAGAGAGGATCTCCAGCACCGGGCGAAGCTCCTCGTCGAGCAGGAACACGCACAGCGCGTCGTACAGGTGCTTGGCCGGGATCCGGGCGACGATCTCGTCCGTCGAGCGAGCCGACAGGATGTCGGCGTCGACCCGGCGAACGGCGTCGGTGTAGTCCCGCGGCATCAGGCCGGGACCTCCTGCTTGGCGTACCGCTCGTACGCCTTCGCCTTGCCGTCGAGCTTGGACGTGACGTGGCGCTTCATGAAGCTGGCGCGGGACTCGTCCTTGAACGATGCGTTGGTCGACAGACCAACGTGGGCGGCGACGTCGTCCATCGTGATCCGACGATCCTTGCCGTCACCGCTCCGCAGCGAGGAGCCGTAAAGCTCCTCGACCAGGGAGATCCGGGCGAAGACCTCAGCCGCGTTCTCCGCCTTGATCCGACCGATGCCCGTGTTCAGGCTGTGCCAGATCAGCGCGGTCGTGACCGGGTTGAGCAGCTTGTCACCCTTCTTCGTGCCGTCCATCGGCCAGTCCACGGTCGCCACGATGTGGCAGACCTCGTCCCAGTTCTCGATGTCGGCGAGCGACCAGTTGAGACTCATATGCGTGACACCTCCGTGTCGTCGTGATGGTGCCAGACGTACCGCACCGGGCGAGGGGAGCAAGCTCCCCCACCCGCTGTCGGACGGCTATGCGTCGTGATGCTTGAGCAGGACGTCGAGCGCCTCTGCCACCGTCGGGTGAGCCTCGAAGAACGCAGGCTCGCGGCTGTCGAGGAAGCTCCGAAGGAGCGTTGCCGCCTCCTCGATGCTCATCTCCAGCTTCTCGACCTCGATGTCGAGGTCCTCGACGATCCAGGTCAGGTCGTTGTCGTCCTGCACCTCATTGCCATCGGCAATGACGTTCGACTCGACCCATGACTTGACGTCGTCCTCGTCCTCGAAGCCGTCGTCCTCGATCTCGAACGTGAGGCTACCGCCCGAGGAGGTGACCTCCTCGCTCTGGAAGTAGCTGTCGTCCGAGAACTCGCTCGTCCCGCTGGTGTCCCAGTGGTGACGGCTGACCTCAGGCTCGATGGTCGTTCCGAGGTTGAAGCTCACCTCGACCTTGAACTTGGGCATACGTGTGACACCTCCGTGTGTCGTGAACGGAACCGTGTATCGGCACCGTGGGCGAGGTCCCGAAGGACCCCACCGATGGTGTCGCATGTTTGAGTGTGTAGTGGCAGCGCCCAGGCTCTCCCTGGCGGCTCGTCACGACGTTGCTTCGCTGCCTCCCCTGATCTCCGCCTAGCACCTCCAGCTTCGTTCCGCCCTACGGCGGCTGTCGGCATCGCATCTGTGCCATGGCTCGGGGGAAGGCAGGTCGGCGCTGCTGACCGTGACTCCCTCGCTGCGGCAGACATCAAGGCTGCGGGATCAGGCTTCTGGGATCATCCAGGGCCGGAACCGCTGCCACCTCATCGCTACCCCGTCGGAACCGGGACGATTCGGCGCTGCCCTCTAGAAGTAGCTGTCGAGTTGGGCTACTGTCCAGTCATCCGAACAAACTCCTTACAGCCCGGAGCTTCGCTCCGAACGTGCGTGTGAGGCTCTAGCCGATGCGTACATCCTTGGGGTCGAGCGTGGTCATGTGCGTCCAGCGCTCACCCTCGGTCTGGTGCGCTCCGCCACCGGGGACGGTGCATTCGACCTCGACGCCGTACGGTCCATTCGGACCGATCACCTTGTAGGCACCGCCCCAGTAGGCCGAGTAGTACTCGGCACCGATGACGTGGCCCGTCGGGGTCAGCTGCTCCTCCTCACCATCAGAGATGGTGAACTGGATCGTCAGTTCCTCGGGTGTGCAGCGCTCGAACGCTCCCGAGTCCCAGCGGACTGAGATCAGTCCGCTCCGGAGGGTCCCCTGGACGATGCCGAAGTGACCACCCCGAGAGTCTTCGATGAAGACTCTCATGCCTCTCTCGAAGCCCTTGCTCATGCGCGTACCTCCGTGTTGAACTGCCTGCGGGTGCAGACACGGCAGGGCCTCATGGCCCCACCGTCACTGACCGTAGGTCAGACCGAGTCGTCCCGGTCAAGGTGGATGTACACCTTGTCGGTCGCCCTCAGCATCAGGTCGAAGACCTGACCCTTCTCACCCCGGAGGGTGAGCAGAACCTTGAGGCCGAAGGCCTCTTCCATCATCACCGTGAAGCTCTCGCCCCGACGGTGGATGATGTCGCCGCGGCGAAGCCGCCACGCCGACTTGAACCCCGACCAGCCGTCGAGGGAGCATGGATCGCAGATCCAGTCCATCTCCAGCGGGTCGAGCATGTGAACCTGACAGCCGCAGATCCCACAGCGCGAGATCGTGCCGTCTTCGACCACTCCTTCGTGCATGTTGCCCTCCGTGTTGGGTGAAGAGGCGGCGGGACCGAATGGTCCCACCGTGACCTCAGCCAAGCGGTCTTTCGCCTTCGGCGACCCCGGCCCATTCGAGAAGCTCGACATCTCCATCGGAGATGTGATGGGCGAGGCCCTGAAGCTCGGCAAGCTCTCCCCAGGAGATGCTCTCCGAGCGGATCACCTTGCGAAGCTCCTCCAGTCTCTCCGAGACTGGCACCTCGATGACGAAGTCAGCACCCTGTCGGGTCCTGAAGGCCTTGATAGGCCGCAAAGCGGCCTTGTACTCCGCCTCGGTCACCTCGGCTTCGCCGTAGCGGTAGTCCCGCTCCAGAAGCTCCATGAGCTTCTTCGCGGCCCGGACGGGCTTGGGCCAATAGGCCCAACCGTCGCTGTTCTGATTCGTCCACCGCTCCAGATTGAGCAGCGTCTTCGACGCTGGGCCGAGGATCGGGTGTCGGTCGTAGACCGCCACGCAGCGCTCGATGTCCCAGGTGTTCATGAAGTGCATGTCGACCTCCGTGTCAACCGTTCCACCGGAACGGAACGGCAGCAGCCAGAGGCTGCCACCGACCCTATCCGCCGTTGAGGTCCGGCATGGCCCAGAGGGCCATCCACCAGACGAGCAGAATCAGCCACCAGGGAGCGAAGAGGGGAGTGGCGAAGATCACGGTCAGAATGACCGCTATCTGGATGATGACGCTCACCTCACGAACCCGCTGCTGCGATCCTGCCGGGCCTTGCCCTTCGCCTTGAGGCCGACGATGACCCCAGAGGGGTCGAGGAACCTCAGGTCCGAGGCATCCCCGTCGAAGACGGGAAGACCCATGAACGTCTCGGGGACGGTGTGGAACACCGCCGCCACGTTCAGCCCGTTCGAGAGGGCCTCGACAGCCTTGCTGTCGTTGTTCTCGGCCAGCGAGAACGTCAGCGAGTAGTTCGGGATGTCAGAGACATCCCGGTCGCTGTGCTTGGTGTAGTCGTAGAAGACGACGTCGGGGTGACGCTCGAAGAGCGTCTGACCATCGATCCTCACCGACTCCCAGCGGATGTCGCTGGTCCCGTTGAGCCGCACGGCAGGCTGGAAGCCTTTCCGCGCTGCTCTCCGCTTGTGGGTGCCGATCTCGGCATCCAGCTGCAGGAGGAACTCGTTCCTCCTGGCGAAGTACCACGCCGTCCGAAGACGGCGCTTCCTCTGGATGGCGTTGTCGACTTCACCCTTGGTGAAGATCCCGCCACGACCCGCCGTGTTGAGGCAGGCTGCTTCGCAGCCCTTGGTCGCCGAGGAGCAGACCTGAAAGCCAGAGGCTTTCGCCGGGGCCAGGTGCATGATGGCTGTAAGCCATCCCTGCTTCTCACCCTTCTCGACCTTCTGGTTCGTGGTCAGTAGACCACGGATCTCGCCGCCGTAGACCTCTTCGAGGTCGTACTCGACGCCACCAGCCTCAGCCATTCGCTGAAAGCGAATGATGTCCATGCTTGACACCTCCGTGTTGTACATCCATTCCACCGGAATGGAACGGCGAGGCTCCTCGAAGCCCCACCGACCCTGTCCGCTGGTCAGTCGTTTCCAACGACTGTGCCGGGGGCGTAGTGGTAGATCCAGCTGCCGAACTCCCTCAAGGCGATAGCCTTGTCCATCGCCATGCAGGCTCCGTGCGGGAAGCTGCCCATCCTCTCGAACGTAGTTCGAGCTTGAGTTGCCTGGCTGGCAGGGAACTCGACCAGAGCCACGAAGTGGCTCCCGACCAGGACAGCCTCGATGCGAGGGCATCCGTAGACGATGTGGGCCACGTAGTCGACGACCGACTTCGTCGAGGTGTGGTTGCCGTGAATCACCACGAAGGTGGGGTCCACTACGTGGACATGGTCACAGCGACTCTCGAACTCCTCGCAGCCACACTCAGGGCAGTGGTCACTGCCCTGCTTGTGCGCCCCACAGTGGCACCGCTCTGCGGTGTCCAGCCTCATGTAGTTGCTCATGCTGACCTCCGTGTACACCGTTCCAACGGAACGGAACGACAGGGCCTCTAGAGGCCCCATCGACCCTATCCGTAGAGCTTCGAGATGACCTCGGGATCGAAGATCCCAAGACCCTTGCCGAACGCGCCGACCGAGCGGCACATCTCAACCAGGGACTGGTTGAGGCCCTGCTTGGGGAACTGCGACAGGGGAAGCCGAACCCGGACGGCAGAGCCGTCCTTCAGCGTCCCGTAGCAGTAGCTGAAGTCCCAGAATGGGACGTCCCGGTCGGTGACCAGGCGAAGCCTGGTGATGCGTCCGAGCCGCTTGTCTCCGAGATCTACGATCTCGCCGCTGCCGTTGTGAACGGCATCCCGAAGGGCCTTGACGTGATCGTCCAGGCCGTTCGTCTCGACAGCACCGTAGGTGCTGGTCACCCTTGCTCCGCCGTCGTTGACGGCGATCTCGTTCCACATCTCACGCTCTGCATCCTGCAGAGCATCGCTCCAGCCCATCGTGTACCTCCGTGTTGCCCTTCGCTTCCCGAAGGGATTCGGCGAGGCTCCGTGACGAGCCACACCGAATCACTACGTGATCAGCGTTCCCAGAGCGGTCGACCTCTCGGAGAGAGGTTCGGGCCTGTGCCGTCGGGGAGGACGGCTGACCAGCCCATCGAACCGTCCTTCAGGACGGAGACGACGTGAGCCACCGACTGATCGGAGACTGTGGAGCGAAGCTCCATCCCGATCTGGCTTGTCTTCGACAAGCGGTAGAGCGTCTCGATCTGACCTACGGTCAGGTAGACCGCTTCCACTAGATCCTCACTCCCTTCGGGAGAGTCCGCTTCCAGGCCCGAAGGGCCTTCGCTGCGTCCCGCTCCATGTAGCGGGTTGCCAAGGCAACCTGCTCGCTGACCCCGACGACCTTCGGTCGGGGTGTGCCGTTGAAGTGACCACGAAGGTCACACCGGATCCGGCCTTCCTGACCCCCTACGGGGGTCCCGAGCTTCGCTGCTTTCTTCATGCTGCCTCCTCCGTGTGGTGATGCACCAGTGCCTTCGGCACCGTGGGCGTCACCGCGGCGGAGGAGCATCGGACGGCAGAAAGCCAAAGCCGAAGCTCCAACGGCGCGGTAACACCAATGGTGTCGCATGCTGTTGGGTGTGTTTGTGTGGACGTGGAGGCTTTCCCTCCCGGCTCGACGCGGCTCTTTACCTTCGGTACATCCCCCTTCCCAGCATCTGTTCGGCTTCCCGACGCTGCAGGGGAGATCCAGGCGGAACTGTCCGTGTCTCCCTCGTCCATCTGGGTCACATTGAGGCTCGGGATCGGCCTTCGGGGATCATCCCTCGGCGGAACCGCTTGCCACCTACCCTGCTACCCCGTTCGAACCGGGACAGGATCGGCGAACCGCTTCGAACCTAGCTGACGGATTGGGCAGCTGTCCAGTGATCCGAACAGAATGCTAACAGCCCGGATCGAAGATCCGAAGGCGCGTAGAGGCCGTGAAACGGCCCAGGTATGCGGGTTTGCGGGTAGCGTTGGCGGCTCCGAGCATGTAGGATCAGGTGATGGGATCGCCACGCTTCCGCTACGTGAGTGACGCACAGGGCGAAGCCCTGACGCGCCCGGAAAGGGCTGCAGAATCCCTCAGCGAAGCTGTACCCCTTGCACCACTCACCGACCCCAGTCACTCCGAAGGAGTGGTTACCCAGTCCGAAGTGGTATCCCAGTCCCTCTTGGTGGGGGATCAGCGCGTAGAACTGCTCGCCGATCCGGTGCGAGAGGTGGACCGCCGAAACGGCAACGCTGCCAGGGCCAGGAAGCAGGCTGCAAAGCAGCCTGTGGTCGTCGAAGACGAGGATGGGAACGTCCACCGGACCAAGGCTGTAAGCCTTGTGATCCCAGAGGAGAAGCGGTGCAGGGCAATGACGGTCCACGGTCGGCGCTGCCGGGTAGGCCGAATGCGGGGACTGGAAGTGTGCGTCTTCCACTCGCACCTGGCGCTGACCGACGAGGGGCTGGCCTCCCTTGCCTCGGACCCCGACACAGAGGCAAAGCCTCGTCTATCCCCCCGAAAGGCACTGAAGGCAGTGGTAGCCCTACGGGCTGAGGATCTGGCTGAGGCGGCTGTGGCTGGCGCTCTCCAAGCCGAAGGCTTGAGCCAGACCCGCGCTGTGCTGGCGCTCGTCGACTCCGTCGACCCACTGCAGCAGGAGGAGGCCACGCTGACCCTCTCTAGAGAGGGTGCGGAGCAGGCCACCTGGCGGCAGCTGCGCTCCATCTTCAGCCCTACGGGCTGAGGGTCAAGGACAGCAGCACCACTGTCCACCCTCCCCAGCCACTGCTACGCAGTGAGGGGCCAAGGAACGAGGGGCAGTAAGGCAAGGACTATCCAAGGGATAGGCCTTGCCCACACGCATGCCCAGCCCTAGCTCTTAGCTAGGGCCGGGGGGAGGGCTTCCCCCGCGCTCGGGTGAGTGCGCGGGTCCTGGCTCGGGGGCCTCACCCCAGCGCCAGCTACGAATCTGCAGATCCTGCCCCCTGCCGCACATCCGTTCGGTAGGGTCCTCTCTGAGAGGGCCTGCGGATCGGGAGTAGCTCCCTACGGGGTAAGGCGCGACAGGGTCGGGGTCCTCTCTCTAGAGGTGCCGCTCGACCGGGTCCTCGTACGGCATCTGCCAGCGTGACTTCTCGACGTCGTAGCAGCGCCACCACTCCGACTTGGGGCAGCCTTCGCGGCTGCAGCGGTTCCAGGTGCGGTCGAACCAGACGCCGTCTTCTATCCGCTGGACGTGTTCGTTCAGGGCCTCCCACTTGTGCAGGCCGAGGCGACAGAGGAGTGGACAGCCGGGCATCGGGGTAAGGTCATCTTCACCTACGAGATGGAGGGATGTCATCGTGAACCTCACCTTTCAGGACGTGATGTTGGCGCTGATCGCAGCGGCCTTGATCTTGATCTTCTGCTTCGGGATCGACACCGTCGGCTAGCCAGTTGTCCATGGCTGCCTGGGGTCGGTGACTTCCCACAGCTGGAAGACGTGGTCTTGCTCGGGCACGTTGACGTAGAACTCGGGCGGTGGCAGCAGCATCGCCATGCAGACGTGGTGCGGGACGAGGCGGTAGCGAGCGACCTTGATCTCGTCCCAGGTTGGGTGGCGCGAGGGGCAGGAGATCGTCAGGTGCCAGAGGTGTGAGCCGTCCACCGCGGCGGGTTCGAGGCCGACGAAGATCGAGCATGGCCCCATCGTGAAGATCGAGAGCGAGGAGGGGTCTATCCGGTTCTCCTCGAAGGCCCGTCTCACGTTCTCGGGCATCTTCTGCTCGATGATCGGCTGCTCCTTGAAGCCGTGCGTGACCGTGCCGGGGATCCCTTCGATCTCCCTCACCGCCTCCTTCTTCGGCTGTCGAGCCATTCTCATCCCTCCGTGTACGTGGGGTACCAAACACCTGTATGCTACTGGAATGAAGATCTCCGTGTACGTCAACAAGGACGACGAGAAGAAGCTCCGTGAGGCCGGGAAAGACCCAGCCGAGTGGGTTCGGGGCCTCGTCAAGCATGCTCTGGGCCGGATCACGCCCCGATGAGCGAGTTCGACAGCCTGATCGAGGGCTATCCGGGCCTCGATGACCCCTCCAACGACCCCGGACCGCTCTCAGAGGCCGAATCCGAGGCTCTGGTGGCCGAAATCCCGGCTCTCGCGCCGATTCTGGCCGACGAGCCGCCGATTGAGCCGGGAGATTGGCCCGAGGAGGAGGCATTCGGGCTTCCGGTGGTCGTCGACCCCTCACTGCCGCCGGATTCGGTCGAGCTTCGCGAGCTTCGCGCCTTGAAGCCCGATCAGCGGCCCGTGATCGGTCAGCACTACGTGATCTACGGCGGCATCCCGCGGCCTGTGGCGAGAGCGAACCTCTCGCTCACCGAGGACGAGTTCGTTCGCGCCAACCTTGATGTCGAGGGGCTGCGCGATCAAGATGGTCAGCGCCGAATCCGGGCTGACCGTACCCTGCGCCTTCGCTATCGAGGCTACGTCTGCGGGGAGATGACGAGCCTGTGAAGAGCGCACAATGAAGTACCCAACGAGGAGGGGAAGATGAAGAAGTGGTACGTGTTCCTGGCCGCGCTCTGTGCGGTCATCATGGTCGGATCGACGACCGCGGCGACAAGCGACCAGGGGCGTCGACTCGCCGGGCCTTTCTGCATCGGCAAGCGCTTCTTGCAGCCCGTGCAGCGTGGTCAGCAGACGACGTCTCCCGAGCTTCGGCTCTCGATCCTCCGGGCGGGAGTGGTTCGCTCGGTGTCGAAGGACGAGAAGTGCCGTCCCTGGGAGAACCGCCGCGACGGAGTAGCCGTCTCGGGGCCGAGGGGTCCGGCAGGCCCTCAGGGCGAGAAGGGGGCCAACGGCTCTGCGGGTGCCCAGGGCGTGGCGGGTGCGACGGGTGCTATCGGAGCAACTGGGGCCGCTGGCGCAGTAGGCCCGAAGGGCGAGACGGGAGCGACGGGAGCAGCGGGAGCGAAGGGTGAAACCGGAGCTACTGGTGCTGTTGGAGCGACCGGAGCCAAGGGCGAGACGGGAGCCACTGGTGCCAAGGGCGACACGGGCGCGACAGGCGCTACGGGTCCCGCTGGTGCCAAGGGCGACACCGGAGCGGCGGGTGCCGTCGGCCCGGCTGGCCCGAAGGGCGACACCGGAGCGGCAGGAGCCGTCGGTGCCACTGGCCCTGCTGGTGCGAAGGGTGAGACGGGCGCTACCGGGGCCGCTGGTCCCGCAGGCCCGAAGGGTGACACTGGCGCGGCTGGTGCGGCTGGCCCTGCTGGTGCAACAGGTCCCGCGGGGCCGAAGGGCGACTCTGGAGCCACTGGCCCGGCTGGTCCCGCGGGTCCCGCTGGCCCGGCAGGCCCTGCTGGCCCGAAGGGTGATACCGGGGACATCGGATCCCTGGAGACGGTCACGGGCGGCACGGCGACGGGAGAGAAGCAGTTCACCGTCACCTGTCCGGCTGGCAAGCAGGCGATCTCGGGTGGCTTCGACATCCAGGGATCGGTCACTGCCTCCTACCGCTCGAACGCGGCAGGCGCACCGACGGGCACGAACGCATGGACGATCAAGCAGTCCTCGGGAGCCGCGCTCTCCGGAACTGTGTACGTCTACTGCGCGTAGGGAATGATGTCGGGGGCGGGGCTTCGGCCTCGCCCCCCACTCACTCGGAGGAGGTGACACAGATGACGGATGAACTGACCGAGGCGGAGATCGAGGTCCAGCAGGAGGAGGACCCCGAGGCCTACGTCGAGCGGGTGCAGGAGGCTCGCGAGGCGGAGGACGCACGGGCGCTGGCGGAGGAGAACGCCGCTCGCGAACGGAGCGGACGCCCCTCCGTAGAGGAGGAGGCGGAGGCCGAGGAGAAGGCCGCGAAGGCTGCAGCAGCCGAGGCCAAGAAGAGCGAGAAGGCCGAGGAGAAGTAACAGGGGGGAGCCGCCGCTCCCCTCTTCCACTCTGACGAGAGGACACGATGGAGGATCTGTTCACGAACCGAGCGCCGAACGAAGAGCAGGCCGAGATGCTGGACGAGGTGACGCGGCAGATGTTGAACGTCAACGACATGCTCCACCAGCTTCCCGAGTCCCGCTTCCGCTCTCTGGCTCTGACGAAGCTGGAGGAGACGTCGATGTGGGCCAAGAAGGCGGTCGTCTTCACCTACGCGACGGAGTGAGTACTTCACCGACCCAGCGGACGATCCGGGCGCTCAAGGACCAGGGCCGCGTCTGCGGGATCGTCGAGCGCTACAACGCCCACGTCGGGCCGCACGGGATCAGGCAGGACCTGTTCGGGATCATCGACATCATCGCCCTCGATCCAGAGAGAGGCGTCGTCGGGATCCAGTCCTGCGGCTCCGACTTCGCTGCCCATGAGCGCAAGATCCTGGAGGAGCGTGCCCAGGAGTCCGTCGACTGGCTCTCGACGCCGGGAGCGAAGCTGGAGCTATGGGGCTGGCGCAAGGTGAAGCTGAAGCGGGGAGGCGTAGCGATGCGCTGGCAGCCGAGGGTAAGGGAGTTCACTCTGGCCGACTTCTCTGCGAGTATGGGAGCCGATGAGCCATGGGCAACGCAACTGCAGAACACCTGAGCCAGACGCTCGACTCAGACCTCCTGCTGGAGGCATGGATCCGAGCCGTCCTGAAGGAGGCCGACGATGGGCGTGACGAGCAAGACCGTGATCAAGATCGAGTGCGACAACCCGAAGTGTCCAGGGAATGACCTCGACCCCAAGTCCTACGACGGCTGGATCCGGGTCACCGCGTCGACCCAGGTGACGCCACCCGCCGCTCCCGCGACGAAGGACGGCCCTTCGCTGCCGCCTCCGTTCCCGATGCCGATCACGGTCGGGGAGCAGGTCTACTGCTCCGCCGCCTGCGCGGGAACGCTGAAGGAAGTCATCACCGCCGCTCAAGCCGGATCCTGATGGCGACCATCGCCAAGAGTGAGTTCCCCTACACCGGGCCGTACTCGGTCGAGGGTGACGGCAAGCACAAGGGCAACACGGCGCTCGCGCTGAAGCGAGCGATGTCCCGTCTAGGCTTCCTGCCATGGGAGCCGGACGTCTGGGACAACGCCTTCAACAAGAAGCTGGAGGCGGCTCTGGACGAATGGGATCCAGGCAAGAATGGCTACGGGACCGGGCGCTACGACAAGATCCGCGCTGCGGTCGTCAAGACCGGGAGCCATGCTGGAGAGCAGGCGCTCGACTCGGTGGCGATCAATCAGGTGCAGACCGAGTACGCCTCCGATCAGGGCAAGAAGGTCCCCGACCTCGGGCCGCTGGAGAAGGGCGGAGCCTCGCTGCTCGACTTCGCTCTCTCACACGCGACGAGCGGGATCGCCCTCTTCCCCGCCACCGACACGGTCTGGACTCCCGGCTGCACGATCATCGCCCCCGAGAAGATCGAGATCTACAAGGCCTCCTCGTCGAGTCCCGGCGATGCCTGCTACGCCGAGGGCGTGAGCGGAATCAAGTACTGGTTCGGGCACATGGTGTCGGCCCCCGCGGTCGGCAAGATCATCGGTAAGGGCGCGACCGTCGGCAAGGTGGGCCAGTTCTCGGGCTACACGCCGCACCTCCACCTCGGCGTCAACGTCGAGCAGCTGTGGGGGAAGGGTAAGGAGTTGAAGCACGGGACGAACTACTCCGTGTCCGGCATCCCGACGATCCGGAAGCAGTTCCAAGACCACTAGGATTCGTCACCGCGAGAGCTTTGGCCGTGGGCTGTAGCAGGGATCCCGAACTGGAAACGGCCACCTTCCGACTCTGACGGCATCCTTGATGGATGCTTGCCTTCGACTGGGGTGCTGCCAACGACGCCGTCACCGCGCTGCTCGTCATCGTGGTTGGCGCGATCCTGCGCGGGGTATGGACGCTGTCGCAGAAGGTCGGTCGCCTGGAGGGGATTGACGAGATGAAGGAGCGCCTGCTCAGTAGGGATCGGGACGAGGAGCCTGTCGTCCGACCCTCCGATGATCATTCTGTGGACAACCAGGAGGACTGATGCCACCACTGACCGCAGCCAAGGAACGAAGCTCGATCCTCAAGCTCCCCGCCGGGCTACGCACCGACGCGCTGAACAAGATCAGCGCGAACGCGAACGCTCCCGGCGGCTGCAAGCGGCAGACGGGTGGGCGCGGTAGGCAGGGCAAGGGGAACCTCCGCAACGCGCTCGGGATCTACTGCATCGAGACGACGCAGCAGACGCCGCACGTCGCGCTCGCGATGAACGTCGGCGGAGCGACCCCGGCCACGATCACCATCGAACTGGGCACCCCGGCCACGACTCCCATCGCCACCGACGAGCTTGACCCGGTGACGTGGGCGGGAGCGGGGACGAGGAGCCTCTCCGTCGCGATCAACACGACGGAGGTCCTCGGCAACGCGAAGGTGGCAGTGGTATGAGTCCCTGCCCGACGTGCGTGGCGCGGCAGGCCTCTCTCGGCGATCCCTCCGAGGCTCGCTGGATCGGCCCCGACGGCCAGGAGTACTGCTCGATGCACTTCATCCAGGCCTTCGGCCACGGCGAGACGCTGGTCCGGGTTGAGGGCTATGAGCCTCCCGTCAAGCGCAAGGCCCCCGCTCCGAAGAAGCCTGCCGCGGTGAAGAAGGAGCAGACCGAGGTCAAGTCCTGATGCCCTGCGCTGCGCTGGCGCGGGGAACCAGGGCACCCGTCGCGAACCCGCCCTGGACGACTCCTTCGGCCCAGGCGCTGCCGTTCGCGGACGCGATCAACAACTCGCCCTGCGGTCGCAAGCTCGTCACCTCGGTGAACGGGGTCAACACCACCGCCGAGAACCTCTGCATCTTCCACTGGGGCCAGGCGCACGGGCTGCGAGATCTCGTCCTGCCCATCGTGCAGGAGCCGTAGTGCCTCTCTTCACCGTCCTCAACCCGACCGACGCGCAGGTCGCCGGGACGGGTGGCCCCTACGCCGCCTTCTCACGCAAGGACGGGGTCAACCTGAACAACAACCAGGCTGGACAGCTGGTCGGAAGCGGCCTCGTCGTGATGCCGAACAACGGAGGAGGGGCGAGAGCGGCGTTCGCGCTTCTCGCCGCCCTCACCCCCGGTCTATCGACTCCCTCTCAGCGCGAGATCTTCAGGCTGAAGGGAGGGCAGCAGGAATGGCAGGCTCTCCTGCGGCTTCTCCGCTCGGTGGACTGACCTCCTCGTAGGAGGCCTCGAAGATCTCGGGCTTGCACGGGTAGACCTCTCCCGCGATCCCGCGGATGATCCAGTCGCCGAGGTCGGCCATCATCGTCCCTTCGCGAGTCTCGATCAGGAGGTTCTCGCCGGACACGGTGATCTCGCCGCCGTTGCCAAGCTCCGACAGCGCCTCTGCGTCACCGAGCCACTGCACCGCCTGGATCACGATGGGCTTCTTCACGAACTCCGTCATCAACATCCTCCTCCCCAAGGGCCAAGACCCGAGCCGTCGAAGAGTCGCTTCGCGGCGATCAGGTGCGTGACCGGGTTCCACATCCTGGCACGGAACTGTGCCATCGATTCGCTCCGCCAGCGGTGGACGCCGTTCAGCTGCAGGAGGCCGAAGCTGCCGCCGTTCGAGTCGCCCCAGTTCGAGGCGCGGGGGTTGCCGCCGGACTCGCGGTTCATGCAGCGCACCATCGTCGGGCCGTAGCGGGGGCCGAACGTCTTCATCACCATTGCCTTCGACTTCGCGTACTGGGCCGAGTTGGTGCCGTAGTTGTCCGCTCCCGCCGTGCTGGCGAACGCAAGCACGACCACTATTGCGAACGCGAGTAGAATCGTTCTCATCGGGTCACCTCCGATAGTCGGACGGAGAGCCGGGGTCGATCCTTAGAGGCACCAGTGCGTAGCGGCGACGGGTCCCCTCAGAGGCGACCCTGGCTCACGTCTGTGTGGGTAAGGGTCTAGTCTAGACGCCAATGACGACGCTTGATCTCGATCAAGAGCAGCAGGAAGCCTTCGAGATCGCGAAGGCTCGCTTCGAGCAGATGGACCGAGAGCGGGAGGCCGCGCTCACCGCCCCCCAGTTCCTGCTCGAACACGCCTCCGCCACCGACGCTCGTACGGGAGAGATCTTCAGCTTCGACTTCAGCGAGGACTCGGGCTGGGCCTGGCAGGGGGACGTCCTCGACGACTTCCGGATGAACCAGATCACGCTGGCCCTGAAGGCGCGGCAGCTGGGGATCAGCTGGATCGCCATCGGCTACGCGCTCTGGAAGGTACTGACGACGCCGGGCACGAACGCGCTCGCCGTCTCGATCAACGAGACGGAAGCCTCGGTCCTGATCAACCGGGCCTGGGACCTGTTCGAGTCGCTGCCCGAGCATCTCCGCTTCGAGGTTGAAGTGATCCGCCCACAGAAGGGACGACCATCGACCCGGATCGAACTGCGCCACCCGTCGGGGCAGATCTCCTCGCTGATCGCGATGCCCTCGACCCCGAAGGCCGGGCACGGTCAGGTCGCCACGCTCGTCATCCTCGACGAGCATGCCCGACACGCCTACGCGGAGGAAGGGTGGAAGGCCTTCGTCCCGGTCATCGCCGACGGCGGTCAGATCATCATCATCTCGACCGCGAACGGAATCGGCGGCACCTTCTACGACCTCTGGATGAACGCCGACGACCGCGGCGTCCACACGATCTTCCTGCCCTGGAACTACCACCCGCGCCGAGACGAGGACTGGTACGCGAGGGTGGCGAAGGCTCTGCCCGAGTTCGACCGCGCCGAGCAGTACCCGCTCACCCCCGCCGATGCCTTCCTCGGCACGGCAGGCTGCTGGTTCGACTCCGAGGCGCTCTCCTGGTACGCGCAGCACACGCGCAAGGCCCAGTTCCGCTTCCAGTTCATGGTCGCCGAGGACGGATCGAAGGCGACGGTGGCGAGGAAGAAGGACGGCTGGATCCACCTCTACGTCGACCCGATCCAGGGGCGGAGCTATGCCATCGGGGCCGACATCGCGACCGGGCGCGGCAAGGACTACTCCTGCGCCTACGTGATCGACCTGACCAACGGCGAGATCTGCGCCGAGATCCACTGCCGGATCGATCCCGACCTCTTCGCCGAGCAGCTGCACTTCCTCGGTCGGATGTTCAACACGGCGCGGATCGCGCCCGAGATGGGCGGCGGCTACGGCGAGCCTGTCGTCCTCAGCCTTCGGGATGGGCGGAAAGGCCGACCGCCCTACCCGAAGCTCTACCGCCACCGGATCGAGGATCGTCCGGACTTCAAGCAGCACATCACCTACGGCTTCCCGATCACCACCAAGACGAGGCCGCAGATCATCAACCAGGCCGAGCAGTGGATCCGCGAGCGGACCTGCCCCCACATGCCCGAGCTTCTGATCCTCGAATGCAAGACCTTCGTCCGCCGCGACGTCTCTCCCTCACCGAGGGCTGCCGACGGAGCGAACGACGACCGGGTGATGGCCTTCTGCCTGGTGCTGGAGTTGTATCGCCTCTATGGGCACCACGCCCACGACAACAGGAAGAAGGTCAAGAAGCGGCGGAAGCAGTATCGTGCCACCTATGAGTGGGAGTGAGCCGTCTGGCTCATTCCCTACGATCTGGGACGATCCCGAGACTGAGGAGTCACCGTGAGCCAGATGATGATGCCGCCTCCGGGCGCTCCACCCCCAGACCCCGGCATGATGGGCGGCGGTCCCGGCCTCGGCCCCGAGATGGGCGGAGGAGGGGGACTTCCTCCCGAGTTGATGGCCGCGCTCGGTGGCGGCGGCGGGGCGAACTCGACCGACATGCTCGCCCAGGGTCCGATGGCCGGGGAAGAGGCGTCGGCAGCCGAAGAGGAAGTCAGCGGCGATCCTCTCGACAAGATCCGTCAGGCGGTCCAGCTTCTGCGCGAGGCCGGGAC